AATCAAACTCCTTTTCTCTTAGGGTGTATCTGAAAAGTCGAAAATTTAGTCTATTTCTACAAGCACAGCTGGATTTTGCGTTAAACAGCCTTGAAATTCACAAAGGATTCCTGCGGCTATTTGCCTTAAATCCCGCTTGTGCTTGCGAAATATTCGTCATTTTCTTTGTTTTCAGATACACCTTAACGCATCCGATACAAATCAGCATCAAAATCATTCATGTTTGCTGCTTATAAATTGATTGTATATACTTTACCACAAAGCCCGCAAGAATACAAACCCCTGCCGCGCCAAACTTTATAATTGTCCTTTGCGGAAAAACAGACAAATTGCCAAGCGTTTTCGGGCATTGGTCATACTTTGATTTTTGAAGTATCACTTTTGCAAGCCAAATCAGGCTTACGGAATGCAAAAAAGCTCGTCCGGAACATCGGACGAGCCCTTTTGCACACGAAGCGGGACACTGCCTGTGCGGCGCATGGCTCATAGCTGTGAAGGAGAACAGCCGGAGGAGGAGGACCCGCGCCCAGTATCCCAAAAAACAAGAAGAAAAAGATTTCACACACAGCCTTGGGGCTTTGCCCTTGCTGTAACCATATTGTAACTCTTTTGAAACCATTTTGCAATAGGGTTTTGTAATTTTTTTGTAATTTTTACACTTTGCACATATTTTTGCTTGAGTTATTGTTCGCTTTTGTATTCATAACGATAATTCGTTATTTTTCCTCTTCTTGCTTTTCTACCGCTATTTATTGCACGCTCGTCTAGTTCATATTCTGTTATATTATGTCATACCAAATTTGAAAAAGTGGTGTAGTAACTGGTGTAGTAAAAATTGTCCAGTTTATAGGAAGTTGACAATTCGTTCTTATAAAGTATATAAAATTACTGAACCATCTTTCGGAACTCCTCAACTGCTTTTTCGGCATCCACATGGCTATAAACATCTAATGTCATATTGACTTTACTGTGTCCCATCACATACTGGACGGCTTTAATGTTCATCCCAGACTCTACCATTCTGGTACAGAACATATGCCTTAAAGTATGAGGTGTGATTGCAGTTGGCAGTTGCCCTTGTGGATTGACCTTGTTGTACCTCTGTATAGCTTGTCGCACATTTGATTCAACACTAACCGCTGAACGAGGGCTGTTTTTGTAACTGACTTGTAGAAAGCCGCTATATCCACTTACGCTCGGCTCTTCATCCAGCTGTGGTCTTGTACTTATAATGTGTGAAAATGCTTCTCTGGCTTTTTGCGACATTGGTATGATGCGTACACCACTTTTTGTTTTTGGAGATTGGATTGAGAACTCTCCATGAAGATATACAAGCTGGTGGTTCACATTTACAATTCCCTGCTCTAAATCAATATCACTTACGGTTAATCCACAAAACTCACTAACACGAAGTCCGGTCTCATATAAGATTATAAGTTCATCAACGTGCTGACTGAGATAGATATCTTTTTTGCAGAAATCAACGAGGCTTGAAAATTGTTCATTCGACAGAATAGTTTTTGTCTTGTTCTCTTTTGGTACAACTTTTGAAAGTTGAAAGCTAAAAGGATTCCTTGACAAAATTTTATCATCGCAGGCAAGCTCAAAAGCCGGTCGTAGTATTCCTTTATAGTTATTTATTGTACCATAACAGTACCCCTTATCGTATAGTTCTTTCATGAACACTTTTGCTTCTGTCGGTGTTATTGATGCGATTGTTTTATTGGCAAAAGTACACCCAGAAAGGATTTTCATGAAAGTGTCTATGTTCTTTGTTGTTGTTTCTTTTAAAGACGGCTTATGAAGATCGGAATATTTTTTTACGAGCTCTTTCACCGTCATTGAGTTTGCTATTGGGTCGATGCCTTGTATTTCAGACTCTGTTAAACTTTCAATCCTTGCTCTTAATTCTTTCAAGTCGCCAGAATAAATAGTACGGCGCTTTCCAAACTTATCTGTCCAACGATACTGGTACAGACCATCTTTACGTTGCGATTCACCCTCTTTCAAAACACGTCCTTTATTGTCTTTTCTTCTTTCCATAATAAGCTCCTTACGTTAAATAAAGAGCTCCGATGTGACAATTTGATTATATCACATCAGAGCCATACATTCAAATGGAATATGTTTGTTCTATGTATCTTTCAAATGCTTTTCGTTTAACAAGCTGCTTTTTACCAACAAACATTATAAATGGGCAATTTTTATCTTGAAGAAGTTCACGTATTTTGCATTGGCCGATATTTGAATACGCCGCTGCTTCCTCGATTGTCAGGGTTGTCTTTTCCCAAATTGGGACTTCATTCATCCAATCACCTCACCCATCTTCTCTTCCCCATACCTTGCCACACACACATTATAAAGAAGTATGGCACGGGTCATAAGACCAACGCCACCGATTCTGGGAGTAATATCAAAGCAATGATTATACTTCTCAGAACGCAGTTCCTCAGAGCAATCGCCATACTGTTTGCCGTCTTTATAGTTGATGCCAACATCAATGATAAGGTCTGGGCAAGAACCGGAGTTCTCATAACCATTGGTTTGAACATTCCACTTACAATCAAGGTCGTTTTCCGTAATGAGGTTCATACGACCAGCAGCAGTAATAAGAACATCTGCACGGAGAAGCATTTCTTCACGAATATACCTCTCCATAGAACTGTTGATGCTAATTACGTTGCAGTGTCTCCCGATCAGCATATCGACCAACGGACGACCTACGATATCAGACTGGCCGCACACAAGCACATTCTTGCCATCCAGATCGTAACCGATGGAGTCAAAAATCTTCATAGCGCCAAGCGGAGTGCAGGGCTGAAATTTAGATGTAGAATTAAAGCCATCAACATCAACTGCGTCTGGAATGTAAATATTTTTTGGATTGATATGTTTTGGCAGTGGAAGCTGAACGATGATACCGTCCACATCTTCCCAATTATAATCTTCTAGTATTTTATTGTTTAATTCGTCTTCAGTGATATTTTCTGGCAGTTTGATAAGATTTGCTTCGATTCCAACCTCTTCACAGTCACGCAGCTTGCCGCGAATATAGGCGTTGGATGCGGAGTTGTCTCCTACTTGATAAATATATAAAACAGGAGCGTAGCCATCTTCTGCGATGACATTCTTGATTTTATTTTTGATATCTTGTGCAATAGATTTGCAGTCAATAATCATTGTAAACCTCCTTTATAAGAATCCAAGTTTTATAAAATTGTTTTGTAACCAAGGTCTCTTAGACACTCACAGTAGCCACGGACGACATCTGACCCTACTTTATAAATAGAGCCAATGTATTTTTCGTTTTTATCGAAAAACTCAATTTGCCATTTTCCGTCACGGATGTACTTCGCTCTATAAAAGTCAAAATCCTTCATTAGCATTCTCCTTTATAAAACCCTAATTCTTCAGTCATTACGTTTTATTCCTTCACAATAGAATTTATGAAGCATTTTTTCGTATTCGCATCTGCATTGTGGACATAAATCCGAGACAGCATCTTCGCCTTTCAAGCTCCATTTTTTATCATCAGGAACGTAATAACTTGCGACACTGTCTGGGAATCCATTCTTTTTAACAAGCGTATATTTGCCGCACCGATCACATATAATTTTGACGTATTCTTCAATCATTTTTGAAATCCTCCGTGGTATCTTTGTACCCACAGTCTTTTAGAGCTTGGCAATAAGTTTCAAGACAATTCTTATCTACGGGCAGTCTGCTCCATATACGGCCATACCCATCTATACGTTCATAGTCGTGTGCAACAACCATGAGATTATTTACCACATAAAATTCTCCGCGTTCAATCATAATTCGCCACCTCATAAAAGTCTAGTTCCTAAAACATAATACCGTGATCATTCGATAGATAGCAGCCCTCTAATGAGCTTGCAATTTTGTGGTATTTATTATCAAGCTCAACAAGAAATGTGTTTATCATCTCATTATAAATATGTGCGGCTTCTTCGTAAGTATCAGCAAATGCATAATACGATTGATTTGTATTCACGCTGATTGTGCGATTTTTTGTTTTAAACTTCGACTTCCAATAATCCTTGTTATGAATAGTTCCTTGTACCGGCTTGCAATTGATACCGGCCTTCGTATCATCAAATCGAAATCCAGTGCACCAGACTTCTTTATCTTCTGGAACAGACATAAGTGTATAAGTCATATTCTTTATTCCTCTTTAAAACATACATTTTATTCATCAAAAATCTTATTTCTAGGCATTATATTAAGCCCAAGATTCGGCACCATACTAACAGTACAACCACATTCAGGGCATTTAGTTTGATAAAGAAAAACACACCCGCATGAGCTAACTTCAATCACGCCATCTGCGTCAGACCAAAACTCACAACCGCAATCACATAAAAATTTATAAGCCAGTTTTTCTGGTTCTTTTTTATGTTTGATAATTTTAATTGCCATCGGGCACCTCCACGGTAAAGATATTTTTGGTTGCTTCTTTCCAAGAAATAAACTCAGATCCAGCAACTTCCGTTCTACATCTATAGCACGCAATCACATTATTCTCAGGAATATCCAAATCAGGATTTTCAAAAGAAGCCACTCTAATCTTAGTTGTGCAGCCGCAGTTCTTACATGGAAATACGATTACCGGATTTTTCAAACTATCAGTCTTATGCATACTAACACCTCAATCCACAAAAATCTTTTCTCTTGGAACTTCCGGGAGGCAAGAGGCAACTTGCTCTCCGCAATCTGGACATTCTGCTAGTTTTAAGCCCAGTGTATATTCTCGCATAACAGAATAGGTCGGAAACTTTATATCTTCATCATCAGCCCAAAAGACACACCCACATGGACATAAAAACTTTGCAGCGTATCTCTTTTTCTTTGGTGTTCCTTTGTGTTGGACAACCATAATCATAGCGTTTCACCTCAATCTGCAAACACAAACGATGTATTAAAAAAGTTCGTCCCAATAATCATTTTTTCTTCAGATAAAGCAACCTTGATAACTTCATCGTCTGTATGTAGCTCATCATATTCTACTGTGTCACAAACTTTGTAAATTTTGCCGTTTTTCTCTTGAAGTAACATTCCATCGCCAAGTTTTAATGGAGTCGTTTTCTTTTCTTCTCGAATATGTGCTTTCATACTATCACCTACAATATGCGTGTAAAAAGGCAGATTCTCTTGCAAGCAATTTCATTCTAATTCCACAAGCGCATTTGCACTCAGGACATTGTATTTCTGCCGGACGTCCTGTATTATCATAATTTTTTACCGTTTCGCTAACAGGTCGTGCCGGTAAAGGCCATATATGAAATTCAGATCTTTTAGCTTCGAATGTACATCCGCAAGAATCACAAGTCACTTTATATAAATTTTCATAATCTTTTGCTCGATGTGTTCCATGCTTTATAACATTCATATATTTATTCCTCCCACCCACCCGTAAAATCTTAATTAACAGCCATATTCAAATTCATCAAGAGTGGATGTAATGTCATACGACTCACCCTCTGGTTCGTGACCGATCTCATAGAATCCGTGGAAGTGTTTTGCATCTTCCTTAAATGCTGTCACGTCTTCATCATAATAACTTGCCGCCCTCTGCCATGCACGATAATCTTTTTCAAGTTCTGTATTAAGATATCTGTTGTAGAGTCGCTCAATCCATTCGCCTTTGATTTCAAGAGAAGGATAGATTGCAAAAATCAATTCATAGCCGCTTTTCAAAAGCTGCTTACGTACAGCATCATGAGAAGATACAAATACATCATAGCCCAGCTTCGATAAATCAATGGCAACATTACAATACGATTCTACCCAGCTACCGTCTTTGATAAAGTTACTACTTTCAAGATCAATCACGTTATACCCATGACTGTTTGCATATGTAGTTTTCCCGATGCACGGATATCCAACAATAATCATATTATCCTCCGTAAATTTTACCTTTTACTTAATACCGTACTTTGCTTTGACCTTCTTCAGAGTCTCACTCTTGTTGTGATAGTCATCGCGAGCTGCCTGATAAGCTGTCATCTTCTCTGCAAGAACACGCTTTGCTTCGGCCTCTGCAACGTCAGCTTCTGCCAGCTCCTTATTCAAAACAAAGCCGCTCGTCTTGATACCATCAATAAAACCATCCATGCGATCCTTCTTGACACTCTTCTCGCCCATTGCACCAGTATCAGTGTTGAACATCTTTACAATAGAATCCTCGACACCGGCGATATTGTAAACATAAAAATACTTAGCCATAATTTAGTCCTCCTCAACTTTTTCAAATTTAAAAATAGTGTTTTCGGTCTGAACAATAACATTCTTCTTGTCATCCGAGATGTAATAATCGGTAACATGAGACGTATGCATTGCGCCCGGATAATCATGTCCCTCATTGTCTTTGATGTACCGGAAACCGGCAGACTCATCGACCTTTAGACGCACAATCTTCATAGTCATGCCAATCCAAGTAGGATACCAGCCATCGTTTCGAGTGCGTCCAGTTACCAGTGAGATTGCGTTCACCAGCTTGTACTCATTTTTCATAATCTCATCATCAATCGGATTTTTATGAGTCAATGCAGCATTCGGCATCTTCTCAATTGTGCGTGTCAAAAGAAGCATGAAATGCATAAACGCATCATGTTTTTCTTCTCCAACATCGATTTCTGCGTACTTACCCATCCGATACAGAAGCTCGGACGTATCGATCGTCTTTCCCATAATTCCCTCCATCACTTCACTCCCGTACTACCAAAGCCTCCGACTCCGCGCTCCGTTTCATCCAGTTCCTCAACCACATTAAACTGTGCCTGATAATACGGAACGAACATAAACTGGGCAATACGGTCACCATGAACAATCTCTTGCGGCATATCAGAGTGATTATGAAGCGGAACCATAGCCTCTCCCCGGTAGTCTTGATCAATAACGCCAACGCAGTTTGCAGGTGCCAACCCCCTCTTAGTAGCCAGACCGCTGCGAGCATAGCCAAGAATCGCCCAGCCTTCAGCCGGAGCAAAACGCAAGCCAGTGCCAATCATACGAGTCTCGTGCGGACGAATATAGATGATGGGATTGCCGTGTTCATCAAACAGATCGGCCTGATTTGCCGGAATATAAGCATACACATCAGCACACGCAGCGCACTTAGAACCATATGTAGGGATGTGTGCATCAGGATAAATTTTGTTTATTTTTACAATAGGATTCATATCAATTCTCCCTTTCAATATTCAATTTGATTGTTTCAACACGGATTCGCGGATTATCGTACTCGATATTTGGATAATATTCCGCTTCATCTTTGATATAAGACTCCAAATCGTTAGCCAGAACAGACTCGGTCAACCCATAGTGTTTGATAAATTCGTCCAGAGTCTCACCATCTAGCAAATGTTCATTGATATCAAGTTCGATTGTTATTTTCGCTTCATACTTCATTTTTGCCATAACACAACTTCTCCTTTCTCAAGACTTTTCTTTACATCAACAACTCTCTGATTTCGGCTTCCAGCCCACGGCAATGAAATATCGCGCTCGGCTTCGACATATGGGCCATCCACAAGCACATCTATATAATGCAAGTGATCCCAGTCTTTAATTTGATCCCACTCGTATCCAGTCCACATCCAGATGTCTTTGGTGTAGCCAAACTCTTTGCGAACTCGCTCACAGATGTAGCCAGCAATCAATCGGTTCTGAATGAAAAGTGGATCTCCCCCACTGAACGTCAAACCGCGAATATAATCATGCCGAAGCAGATCAAGCAGTTCTTGCATTGTATCTTCAACAAACGGATTGCCGGCAGCTGCATCCCATGTCTGAGGATTTTGACAGCCGGGGCAATGATGCGTACAACCCTGCACGAACAATGTGACTCGTACCCCCTCGCCATTTGCTATATCACAGGGAACGATTTTAGCGTAATTCATCTCAAATAAACCTCGTCCACATACTTGCACAAACTATAATAAAAACATTCAGCGCGACGCAGCCATACATTCCATTCTTTTTGTCACCTTTGAAAATATATGTAGAAGTATCATACAGAATCTGTTCAGAACGAATGCCTGCTGCGGTGAAAATCAAAATAATATAAACCTTGATCATAAACCAAGCAATATTAGTTAGCATTTATATCACTCCCACTCATACCAAAACTCACTCCAATTGAGTGCTTGTCCGCAACAACCACAAAAATTATTTAATGTATCATGGTCGTTTTCAAGAAAATCTGCTTTGCCACACGACGGGCAGACATATCTACCAATTCGTTCATCAACGACAACCTTCATAGAACCCCTCGTCCTTAAAGCGTCCATTCCCATCCGACACGCTTCTTCGACAACCTCAATCGAATCATAGTGTTCGCGGTGTTCTGGATCTAAGATTTCAATCGCACGCTCAACCGTCATAATTCACCATCCTTTCATGCTACTTTTACTTCAACTGTGCAAATCGTATCATTATGCCACCCACCATGCGGAACCAGAAGAATACGAGTGATTTCAAACCCATATTTACGCCCTATGCCACCGGAGTTCCAACCGAATGTAATAACCTTTCCGCCGGGTTTTACAATTCTGGATATTTCCTTCTTCTGATTTCCCCAGAATGACGCCCGTGTTGTTTCACTCGTCACATTCATGCCGACTCCTTGATAACACTCTGTCACCTGACGCGGAGAATACGGCGGATCATACAACACGCCATCAACTGATTCATTTTGAAATGTTTTCAAGAAATCGAGTGCATCCATGTGGTAGTCTGTATCAAAATCCGGATTCAAGTCATTCGTAATAGCTGCCAACTTATTCTGATTCGCAAACGGGTCAATCCATGTCCCGTTGGTTAGTTCTGACTGAATCAATTCTTTAATAGGCTTGATATCAAATGTATTCTTGTTGGGCATCGCCCACTGTCTTTGAATGTCTATGTATATCACCGTCCCTGCTTTACAGAACCATGTATACGATACCAGCAATCAATACCCATGCGGTAATCGTTGCAAGCGTGATAACCAAAAAAGACTGTTGCAGCGTCAACTTTTCGTTTTTCATATTGACACCCTATTACTTTCCCTTAATGGTTCCTCTGATAACGCTTTGAATAAGAACCGCTGCGAGCCAAATACCAGTTGCCACCTTGAGCGAGAATGGTTTGTCAAGCAGAGCGAAAATACACCACAGGACACCAGCAGTAAACGCCCAAGAAATAAAATATTGAACAATAAGGAATAACAGCACTCCTAGAAATTTTTGCCACGCCTTCATTTTGATGCCTCCTCATCCATTTGGAATATTAAGATTTTCAAACGAATTTGAATCTCTATGCTTATCAAATTGTATATAGTCGTTACAGTTAATAAGAATAGTGCGAACTAACGCTGCTCGTTTTATTTCTTCGTCAAGACTCATGAATTGCTCGTCTGTCATATTTCTAAATCTATAACGAAGAATATAATCCAGATTCTTTTTCTCCTCCGGTGTAACCCAGAGTGTATATGGAATTCTATCTTCCATAATATAAAACCTACCCACCCACCCTTCGCTTTGCGCGAACTATTTATTTATGTACTACCCGGTTGTGCTTGACACGCAACTCGACTTCTTGCTGTTTGCCAATGTTGAAAGCTGTTGTATAGTTTCCGGTGATATAACCTGTCACACGACGCAGTCGCTCAATATTACGACTACCACACTGTGGACAAGTATCATTTATCTCATCACAGTATCCGCAGTCCACACAAGTATCGTTTGGTACATTGACCGCAAAATACGGTACATCGTGATCCATAGCATAATTTACAACGGTCTCAAGCGCATCCAAATTGTGTTTTACTGTTGCATCAAATTCTGTATACAGGATGCAACCTGCACTAGAATACGAATCCAACTGAGACTCGACATCGATTTTTTCAAACGGTGTCACTTCTTCCCACACTGGTACGTGAACACTATTTGTAAAAAATTTCTTGTCAGACACGTTTGGAATCTCACCATACTTTTCTTTGAACTTCGTCATAGCTGTGAAACACAGATTTTCTGCAGGGGTAAAGTATACGCCGAAGTTTAACGATGTCTCGTTCTTAAATTCTTCACAACGATCCTTGTACAACTGGCAAATCTCTTTTGCAACTTCCATACCATATGGGTCAAGCTGGTTTTTACCAATCAGAATCTGAAGTGTTTCAGCCATACCAAGCATACCGATTGCCAGAGTTCCATGTTTCATAGCAGACCGGATATCAACACCGTCATATCCAGAAAGCACACCGTTGTCCCACATGAATTTTGCAGATGCAGGAGACTGAGAACAAATCCAATCAAACCGTTCAATCAAAATCTGCTTTGCTTCATGCAACTTCTGGTCGAGGATTTTCATAAATTCTGTGACTGTATCTCGGCAATCGTGATAATCCCGCACAGAAACCGCATGTTCGGCTTCCATTGCCAGTGTCGGAAGAATAATAGTCACAGGACAGATGTTACCACGACCGTCCTTCTGAGCAGCCGACAGCAGATCGTCAAATCGTAACCGACCAGTTTTAATAACTGATTGAATATTAGCCTCATATACCTCTTTGAAGTTGATGTCATAGGAATTCCAAGTTCGACAACCCATTGTACTACTGATTTCAAATGGAGCCTCGTACTCCTTGTTAATCATCAAGTCGCCCTTATAAGCGACAATATATAGCTTATTGGCAAGGTCGTTATCTTTTGACAGTACATCATACAGACGTTTCTTTTCTGCAGGGTTCAATGCATCCAGAACTTCTTGTTTAACTTTGCGATCGTACTGAACAGCCGCCTTCTGATTGCTCCAATCGCAGTTGCAGTAATTCGGATACAGCCGCTGTGCAGTCGATTTCAAAGCCAGACGATACAGGTCATAGTTTGGGTCGCCAGGTTTCTGGTTTACGCCAATCTTTTTCTGGAAAATAGCACATGGGAAAATACTCGTCCGATGATACTTTCCAGTGCCGCGAATCAGACCTTCTAGGAATTCCCTTGTGACCATCCGTCCTTCTTCTTCGGTACAAAGGCCAAAGTTGATTGAGCTGAAAGGAAGTTGATTGCCACTACGAGATTGCAGACTATTCAAATTGTGGAGCAGACCCTCAGTTGCCTGCTTACATTCACGACGAGTCATCTCCATTGCGTAATCCCAAGCATCAGGATGTTGTGCCTGAAATTCTGCATCATCAAAATGGATAGTGCCGTCCGGATGATTCTCATCGTGCTCAAGCCACTTTCTGAAACGATCGGCTTTATATGTGGATTTCTTTTCGATGTAAACCAGACCATCCTGAAGATGCTTTGTGAAGCTCTTCCGAACATAAGGCATCATACTGAAATCGAAGTGTGTTGCTGCGATCCCACCGAATTGAGAAAGTGACTGGATCTGGAACAAAACTGCCACAAGCTGATATGCCGTATTGATAGACTGAGCAGGACGAATATCAACCTGACGAGTCTTAAATCCATTAGTCAAATGCTTATCTATATTGCAGCTCGTACAGTTGTGATCGCCGACGGCATAATTATCGAGATCATGAGTGTAGATCTCGTTGTTCTCATGGTCCTTCTTTGCGAGGTCTGACATACAATAATCCAGTGCATAACGCTTAGAAACAACACGGCTCATCTCACCAGTACGACCACCGAAAGATGCTTCATCAACATTGGCATTTTGATTGTCGATCTTCTTACCCATCAGCTTTTCATCGACCGTATCCATCAGCTCTTTGTACTTATTACGGGCAATACCGTGCAGATAGCGATAATTCATGTAGCAGCGAGCGGTTTCATAATGGCAGCTCTGCATCAATCGGTTTTCCACGGCATTCTGAATCGCTTCGACGTCCATCGGCTGGCTGATAGCTGCGATTTCATTTGCAATTTGCTCGCTCAATTTGTGATTAACCGAATCAGAGGAATCGTTCATCGCTTTTTCGATCGCATTTACGATCTTAGACTTGTCGAACGGAGCTTTTACGCCATTACGTTTAATAACATAATCCATAGCACACACCTCCTTATCAATAATACCGCTGCTCACCCATCATATTTGCGGCGTAATTCTCATACCAACGAGCCTTTTCTTCATCCTGCTCTGCGGTCACACCGGGCTTAGAGCCATTACGGAAACGATACTTGTAGGCATTGCAGATACAGAACCAGCGAACAGCATCGTCGCCGTACAACTTGCGCATTTTTTCGATGCACTCAGTGCCATGATAGTGAGCAGGACCATCTACATACTCGTAATCGGTAGAGTCCTCGGACTTGTCTTCGTCATCGTGATCGTTTAGAGCTGTGTACTCACAGTTCTCGCAATCGCCATCGCAATCGTCAGTATCGTCATTTTCTTTCTTGTCTTCAACGGAGTCGTCTTCTTCATAGTGACAGATGCAATCGCCGTCGCCAATCATCTCTCCATATTCACAATTTTCGCAATCGTAGTCACACTCGGAGTCGTCCATATCGATATCCTGCTCATGAATTGCAAAAATCAGAGACAGACGGGACATGGTATCGAAGCCATCGATGTCAAGATCATTCGCCAACGCCCGCAGTGCATCTGTATCCATTTCCTTCAGGCCGCCAATCTCTAATCGTCCAAGACGATGCCCAGTCTCTTCGTCAACCTCGCCTGTGGCAGTCACAATAACAGTTCCAACCAGTTCATCATCATCGCAGTCGGGGCAGTCACAGGTTTCAGGTTCAATCTTTTCGTCTTTGATATTATTCAAAACAGCCATATAATCCTCCTTGTGGTTCTTGTAAGCGTCTGCGAGCAAAGGGTGTACAGGAGAAATGCTCTTGCCAGCGCCCTGTTCAGCCAAATAATGAATCCATTCCTTCGGATCGAAGATCTTCATAGCTTTTTCGTTCAGTTCGTGATTGGAACGCGCATGAACCAAAGTCATCGGAAAATTAAAATCCGGCATATCGTAAACCAGACGCAGGCGGCCGCTCTCAAACAGGATATCGCAATTGTTAATGTTCATATGTACTCTCCTTACTTCTCTACGGTTTTATATACATCTGCCAGCTTCGGATGCCGCCCACAACAGCGGTTACCTTCAGGACAGAACGGATACTTGGGATTTGCTTCACAGGACGGAACCATCCATGCGGCAAGTTCAGGGCAAACTGTGGCGACTTGATTCTTGATTAGCTGAAACATCGACCGAATTTCACTTTGTGCTCGAGTGCAAAGACGTAGATGGCTCATTTCAATTAGTGACCGCGCATTGATTGTGACATAGAACTTAGTGCAGCACGCATTTGGCAGAACAGCGCGAGCATCCTCATTGGCAGCGTTGTGATATTTTTTTAGGATATAATAATCAGCTGCAATACTTGCCATCATATCTTTAAAAACATCTACATCTTCACCGCTAAACGGATTGACATAATCAAAATTGTCCATGGAAACGTATCTCTGTGACTGTACACTCAGGCTGATATGACGATGACGACTTAACTGTGCCAACAGTGCTCGACTGACGCCGCTTACTTCAAACGTAAATGAAATATGTTCAAGCACGCTCCGATGACCCGTCGCTTTACATCCCTTTACGATTCGATATGTATCTGTCGGTTCAGAATCATAGCAGACACTCGCTGCCAGCTCTGCAATCGACAACGGATTTTTATCTCCGTCTGAATTGACTGGTTGTGAATATGAAATCAATTTAACTTCCATTTTCGAAACCCTCCTTATTCATCGTGCCAGTTTTCGGGAATATCATTCTCGTCAATTACGATACAATTACGAGGTGCCACGTTTGATATGTTTTCCCCATCTTGAACTTTAATCATTACGTTCATAATGCCTACAACTTTATGAATACTCCAAAGAACTCCCGTACTCTTGTATGTTCTTGCCCGAAGAACTGTATCACCAACATGAATTTCTTTTTCAAGCAAATCAGTCATTTACGCCCTCCTTTATAAAATCATCTACTGTTTTCTCACCCGTCAACACCTGTTTTAGTTGCTCTGGTGATAATTTATATGTAATAACTTCGCCACATTCGTAACCGTATCGCCGCAACTGACGATAATATTCTGCTGTGGCGCGTTCTTTGCGACCCAGCTCTCTTTGATCAATTCCTGAAACCACAAGGCTTCACCTCCCCTCTTATTCTGTATTCACTACTTCAACCTCAATGTCGTAATCGTATTTCCAGTATTTGGGGAATGCGACCATCGTGCCGTGTGCCCATAAGAAATAGATTTCGTCCAACTCTGCTACAATTTCATACCGATTTCCGTAGCGGAGTCGCCAACATAAATTTTCATCTTGATAATTAAATTTTAGATATCGACGCTTCCAACTTTTCATGACGTGCTCTCCTTAACGTCCCCGAGAGAGCTTCCTCAGCGTTTCGGAGATCATCAATTGCACGATCGATATACTCAGGCTCACAAAACTCAAAGTGATTCCAAGCAACTTCAAGTTCTTCGAGATCTCCTTTGAGTCCACTTTTGGTTCGTTCATCATTATTCATACACTCCTCACCATGTTGTTTCGAAAAGTGGCGATCCATCTTTTTCTTCCACGCATTTCATTTTGCCGTTGTGTTTGATTCTATATAGATAATATCTGGTGTAGAAACCGCCACTGATTGAGATTTCTTTATAGGTTATCATCCATTCATACTTAGAATCGTCAGGTTTATAGTAGCTGTGGAATGTTTCGCCTGCTGGTACATATGGTTTCATTCGAACTCTGTTCCTTTCAATGCGCTAAAATATGGATCACTATCCCGTTTTTCTATCTGAGTCAGTCGCCCATCGTCGCCAACTGAGTACAATCGGAAATTTTTAAAGATATCGTCACCTTTGATAGTTGCCAGCGACGTGATGACGTATTTGACATTGTGTTCTTCTGTGCCATCAATGAGCTGAACTTCGAGTCGTTCTTTCTTTGGAATAGCCAATTTTTGAAGATCATTCATCAATGTATACCTTTCCATTTTCATCATAAACATCGAACCACTCGCCTGAATAATTATGTACAGCTTCACGGAGACTCAGAATTCTTTTTAAAGTTTTGCAAGTATAAACTTTCATACCATCATATCTGCCGTTTAATCCTGTAAATCCACCACGATAAAAACGTCCCATTCTCGGATGTTTATAAATAGATCTGGATTGATCCATTTCATTATTGATAAGATAATACATATGGCAAACCCTCCTTATTTAATAATATCTTCTTCTGCACTCTTTCTTGTTCTTTTGGGTTTCTGTGGCATTTCATAATTGGTCAGCGCTTCACGCATTTCGTGGAGAAGAAACGCATGGATCAGCCACGAGGTTGAAGTTGATTCGCAGAAAATGATCTGACAATTATATCGAGCAAGCCATGTGGTTAGACTGCCCAGTAGTGAAGCCGGAGTCATCTTACTGCGATATGCACCGCGATTGATCTTTTCCCATGAACCGTTTTCAATAAGTATGTATGTCTTTGCTCCAGCGGCCGCAGCTCTATCGAACTCTTTAGCGAACCGGATACGATTCGTTGTAAAATTGCCGCATATTTCTGTCAAATCATATTTTCTTTCGACCACTACTTTGTCTGCCAGCGAGAATTTTTCGCCGTTCGGTAGCGTTACTTCTGCGGTATAGTCTCCGAAGTCCAGCCGCTTACGCATAAACGCACACGGAAAGGAGGTCAGCCGCTGATGCAGAAGCGGAGTGTCTTTCTCTCGGTCATCCACGACGATAACCATAGATTTGAGAATCTGTGTGATTTCGTTATATGTCACTAATTCACCTCCTCTCAAAAGCGCCGCGTTATCTAACGTGCGCGTATTTGCGTAGGATTGTTTCTTTGTCTGTCTGGGACTGAATCCACTTACCTGTTTCATCCTTCGACCAGCGTCCTTCTTCCCGTTCTTCATCGATACGGAGAATATCGCCTTTTTCAATCGGATCAGTTTCCAGTGTGCGAGCTTTGACTTTAAGCCGGCGCTGCTGACCGTTTTGCAGAACATATCCTAGAACTGTCTTGTTGGAGAATTTACCGTCAATATCTAGGATGTAGATATAAGAAGGATTTAATTTTGGAATAGTGAGTTGGATATATCCAAGGCAATCAGCTTCATACTGTATTCGTTCAGTAATTGAAGTCTTGATATCGGAAGTTTTCATACAAAGTAGTTGGACGATTCTTAGCCAATCGACATTGACATACTTCTTTTCAGTTTCTTTTTCGCACAGTTTGAGCATTGTGTCATGTGGCAGCAGCTCGTCCAAATCAAGCTTGTTAAGCTGCTTTGCACCATAGAATTCATTGAAGATTTTTACCTGCTCCAGAAGCTGATTCGGATTGCCAAACTCAGAGAAGAAATCAAGCTTGATAAGAATATCCATCTGACGACTGTCGGCAATTTTTTTCTTCTGATTCATAGCAAGCAGATCAACAAAAGAATCGAACTTTGTATTGCGTAGCTTGTAGAATTCACGACTTAGCCGTTTGTTTAGATACTTGATAGATTCCATGCCTTGATAGATCTTTTTGTCGCTTCTGTCGTAGACATATTCATCTCTTGAATGCCTGAACTTGATTGGCATAATTTGAATTCCACGCTCGCCAGCCAATTGAGTTGCTTTAATGATTTTATCTTGCGTATCTGCTGTATTAAGCAGCGCCGTGATAAACTCATGCGTGTAGTAGTAACGATAATACGCACAATAATATGTAAGAATCGAGTACCCGGTAGCGTGATTCAAACCAAACTGATACGAGGCGGAGTTCTCAATAACCTGTAGGAATTCTTTTGCTTCTGTCTCAGCAGTTTCTCTTGATTTTGTCGAGTGATTACAATAACCATTCAAGATACGAGGCATCGCTGCATCCAATTCTGCTTTATTTTTATGACCGATTGCACGACGAACACTATCTGCATCACCGCCGCTCATATCACAGAACTGTTGGAGGAATGCAATAGTCTGTTCCTGAAAAACAAGCCAACCCAAGCTATCTTTTAACAGCTCGTCAATTTCAGGCGATGGGTTGTGATTTGCTTCGTGCCGGAAGAGCTTATCTCTGTAAGAAGCACCGCCGGGTCGAATAGCTGCTGTGACCAAGCTCAAATCTGCAATGCTATGAACATCGTATTTTTTGAGCGAATCAAATGCAAAATCCTCAACAAACTGGAAGATGCCAACAGGAGATTTTTTCATGTCAGCCCAAACCTTTTGGTCATCGAAGTTCATTTCCCATGTGTGTGGGTACGGAATATCAGCCAGCTTACAAGTCTTATCAATAACAGATACTGTATCAAGACCGAGGATATCGTACTTTGCCAGACCGACTGCATGAGACGCTTCCATGTCAAGACACAGAATAGGCAAACCGTCTTTATCTTGGAAGACACCATACCTCTTATAGAGGTCGATTGGAGCGATGATAACGCCAGCCGGATGGTGAGACAACGATACAATTGTCCCCTGCAATCCATCGAAATAGTAGAAGATATCAGGATGGTCTGCACGGCACTTTTCAGCGTCGGCGTCGTATTCCTTTTTCACTTTTGCAATTCGATCAAGAGAATAAGGGTTCTCAGACTCATCTGTGCCCTGATTTTCTCGCTTCCAGACCTTAGCAAGAGCTCGTCCAATCTCGTCGATTGTCGCCTTTCCTGCCAGAGTACCCATAGCCAGAACATACGCGCATTTTTCACGACCGAACGATTCAAAAATATGGTTGTAAATTTTGGAACGATAAGCATCGGGAACATCGATATCAATATCGCCAATCTCTACTCGATTTTCGTTACAGAAACGAGAAAACACAAGATTCCAGCGAACAGGGTTCACATCGATAATGTCAGTAATAAATGCACATCGAGATCCAGCAACAGAACCGCGACTTGGACCGAACGGAATTCCATCGTTCTTGCCCCAAATCATCAGGTCGCTCATAGATAGCATAAAACCCAGCATATTGGTCTTTTTAAAAACTTTTAGCTCTTCTTCAATGTCTGCTTTAAACTGCTCAATTTCGTTCTCTGGAATAATTTTGCGTTTGACCTTATCGTTAAACATCCTGTGGGTACGACTGATATATTCTTTTTCGTCTGATTCTGTAGATCCTGTCAAAATTGGATATCTTGCTTTTGTGTTTAAAGTAAAATCCTTGACACTATCAGCCATCCGGTTCGTATTCCTGATTGCTTCCATCCAGACTTCGTGTGGGAGTGAATTTTGAACTTCAAACGCACTAACAAGTTGATCATAAGATTTGAATGTCAAGTCGAATTCGTCCTCGCCAGTGAACTCGATTCCCTTACCCATCATAAGGATCTTGCGGCACTCTGCTTTATACGCATTCAGACTGTGAGTATCAGTTGCAGCAATCAGTGGCTTATGATATTTCTTGGAAAGTTCCCAGAGATACTGGTTATATTCCTTTTGATCGTCACAATCGTGATATTGAATCTCATAATAATCATAGGTCTCGCATAGTTTGTCATAGATTTCCTGACGAAATCCATCACATTCTGGCGTGTATTTACGAAGCGGACTTGCCAGACAGGCAGAGATTTTGATGATGTTATCAGACAGACCAAAGAACTCTTCGAAAGTAATACGCGGCTTATAATACTTATGGTCAGCATCATAAGATGCGCCCATTACTTTGTTTAGCTCCAGAACACCACGAGCATTTTTGCAAAGAAGAATCGTATGGAAGTTGTCGCGAACTTTATAGCGTCCGGCATCCATCATTTTACCGATTTCCTCTTGTGCTTCCTGTGGGTCCCAGCCTTGATAAGATTCATAAATCTCGTCTGGAATCTCTGGATAGTGATATATCTCAGAAGTAAGATATACCTCACAACCAACGATGAACTTCAATCCCTTCTTTTCTGCATACTGTTTCTTTTCAGTCCAGTTAAGGTTGTAACCATGGTTGGTAGAAGCGATTGCTTTCATTCCGTAAGAAGCAGCGAGATCAACATAATCTTCCCATTTTGTACAAGAATCAAGGAGCGAACCTTTATCGTCGTGGATATGATATACGCAGTAGTTTTGCTCCATAACTCCTCCTTAAAACAATTCATTCATCGCTGCGTCGCTCGGATCTTTTGTTGCATAAAACGGCTTCTTATTGATACAATCTCGTAGCGGTTCGCAGGTTTTACGATGTCCACACAGATTTGTACAGAAGAAGTTCGGATTGCCGTTCTTCTCTTCAATCTCACGCGCAGGCCATTCACCTGTTTGCTTTCGCTCTTCGAATTCATCCGCCGTTTCGTTTATGTAGTCAATGCATTCCTTGCGTAGTTCGTCTGTGATGTGATACGGGCGAACATATGTAGTCAATTTGAACTGGCAGCGGATATCTTCTGGCAAATCATTGATGTCGTTTGATTCAATAAATGCCTGTGTTGCGATTTCAATTTCGTCGCTGTCGTATCCCGCTGCTTTCATCTTGGAACGAACCGTAGCCCGAAGTGTGTAACCAACTTTGCATCTATCGAGTACTTTTTCAGTTAGTTTTGCTCGTCTGCCAGAACCAACTTCATAAACGATCTTACAGTATTTCACCATGATCCAAGCCGCTCCAGCCACTATAAATCCGGCCTGTTCCAGTGCCAAAGTATAAGCAACTAACTGCCGACCATAATGAAGAAGATCTTTGTCTTGGAATTGACTCGACGTCTTGATATCTAGCACTTGTAGCCGACCATCCGGCAAAACACGAATCAAATCAGCGTAGCCTTGTAAATATCTATCTTCTCTCAGTTTAAGAATCAGTAGCTTCTCAACCTCGAACTTGCCTTTTGGACTGATATAATCTCGAGCCATGCACATCATATTGCCAACCCAGCGATCTCTGATGCCATCGCCGCCATCTCGTGTCTTTGGAAAATCAATACCAAGCATATCGAGCTCATCTAAGGCATTTTGAAGTGCTGATTTAATATCTGCTTCTGTGTTCTTACCCTCAATGATTCCTTCGAGCACGTCGTGGCAGGTTCCGCCGAGATAGGAATATACGTTCTGGCACTGTTCGCGCTTTTCGATATATGTAAGATACGCATTATACGGACAATCATGAATCGTGCCGAGCTTTGAATAGCTGTACACTTGCGCCCCTTTGTCGTACAATGCTTGTAGTTCTGGGGCAACGACTCTTTGACCCATTTACATCACACCTCTACCCATTTCACATATTTTGTTAATCCTTCTTGATAAGCTTCGCGTCCGAGGTCGGCAACGTTCTTTTTAGACCCTTCTGGAATCAACCCATTAGGCCATACATATCCGACCTTTGTTTTCAGGATCGGGTTATTCACGATTAGCTTTTTGCACTCATTGACCAGATGTTCTTCTTCAAGTCCTTCATCGTAAGCCAGAATAATTTTCTTTGGAAGAAGTCGTTTTATGTATTTTGCTTGAGTTTCTGACACATGACAGCCACACGTTGCAAGAGCGATATTACTGCCGAACGAATCACATTGCTGAACCGCCTTTTCAGATTCAAACAGGACGAGATTTTGTGTCTCTTGAATACGCCGATAATTTTCGCCGTACCCAAACAATGTCTTGCTTCGCGGACAAGATATCAATGGAAACCATCGTTTGTCGTGATCGCATTCATAATTGGCACGTCCCATAATTCCGACTAATGAACCATCTATCGCACGCTCTGGAATTGTGATTCTATTTGAGTCAACATCATATCCGATGCCGAATTTTTCTTGTGTTCTCAAACTGATGCCGTCTTTGACGAATTGAATACTGAACTTATTTGCATACGGTTCCAAAATTTCTTCTGGATACGTTTCCAATTCTTCCATTTCTTCTTCGTAATTTGGCAACAGTTTTAAAAAGAAACCACCAAATGGCCAGCGAGTTTTAATATTTAACTCTTCCAACGACAAACCGGCTTTAATTGCGGCGAACTTCAACGCATCAGGAAATGAACATCGTTTGACATCCATAATCAGGCTGAATATGTTTCCTTTTTGATTCGTAGAAAAGACAAAGAATCGCAACGTTGCACAATCCACCAGACAGCTGGTCGGGTTTCTTTGTTCTTCGCGAGCAAATCTCAGATTGTTTTTTTGAGGATTGAACTTGATATTTTCAAAGCCAAGAGCTTCAAGAATTTGGATGATTCTGTCTGGCTGATTTTCAAGCTTAGACTGCAAAGCGTTTACATCCATTCATACCGAGTCCTCCCTTCTTTATTTATCTCCTATCATACTGGCCATGATCGTTTATAATGGTACAATACCCCAGCTCTCGCCAGCAGTTCCATGCGCCATCAAACTGAAAAAGGATTGTTTGTCCATCTTCATCGTTTCTCGTTTTATTCAAAAATGCGACAACATATGTTTTGTCTTTGTCAAGCACAATCGGAACCTTGATTTTGGGGTTTTCCTTCGAACGATAGTACGGATCACAATCGAACTTTTCACCAGTATATTCATCCTGCCAAAGTCTACGAACCATCACGAGCTCGCTAATAACTTCTTTAATCTGTTTTGAATTAGATAAGCAAGAAGCATCAAGCCACCGCTGGTTTGTTGTATGTAATGCAAGCTGAAAAGTACTGACAAATGCGATTTGTTCTTTATTGACTACATTGAAAATACGACGACTATTCATAAGTAACGCCTGCCACATGTTATCATCTACACTATCATCACTTTTGAGAGTATCGTACACAACAACTTTCGTTCCTGTTCTTGCCAACCTCTTTATGTGTTTCAATAGTTTTCCAGTGTCGTTTTCGAACATTTTTATGAAACGAATATTGGAGTATTTTTCTTTTGTGATTTGTGCGGCTTTACGAAGCATCTTCCATTCTTCTTCATTAAAATGCCCTATTTTTAATTTCTTACGTGTGATTTTCCAATAATTCAAATCTTTCGTAAGAATATGAACCAGCAGCATATTTTTATATGCTTTTGACATCATTTCGTTTGAAATTATAGCCACCTGATTTCCCTGTTCGGCGAACGGAAGTACCATCAATTCAAATATCAGGCTCGACTTGCCCGCGCCGCTATGCCCGGCAAGCATATACATATCTCCCACGGGTGCACCAAGTGTCAGATAATTCAAAATAGGAGCGCCAGCCGCATAACTAATTCCTTGGTCTTGTCCTTCATTACATTGCTGCAAATATTTTTCATCGACGACCAAATCCTCAACCTTGGAATCCTGTCCTGTAATAAGTGCCGCCTGATTATTGAGCAACTCAAAAGTGTTATACACATCTTCATTTGTTGCGTCATCAAACCGCTCTGGATGACTAAGCAGCTCGTCATACTTGGTAGCCAAGATTTTGAGCGTATTCATCTTAGAGATCTGGTTATAATAGCTATCCGTGTTTTCAGGATCAACCAACTCCATCATGCCAACACAAGCACGCCAACCATTCAATTCCTCATAATGTTTACGGAGAGAGGGCTTATCAGCCAGATATGTATCAAGAGTGATATTGTCAATGTTCGTGAATCCCTGCCGACGAATGCCGCGTCCAATCATGAAATAAAACACCTGATCTTCACAAATCAGAGTCTTATCCGTTCCCTCGTTGACGTTTTTATAATCGTCGTATCGCTGTGGGTCTTTCCACAAACAAAAAACAAAGCTCGCTTCGGCACGCACTCGATTTTCTTCGATTCTCGCAATAGCTTTGTTCAAATCCATAAATCGTCACCTCCTAGCAAGCTGCTAACATCATTTCCTTTATGTACTGTTCCAATATTTGACAGGTCAACCATTGTATCGAGATCCGGTCTAGAATCTTCTCTTGCGGTCTTCCTTGTTTTGTTTTTCTCGCGATCATATACGCCTTTGATTTTATTGCGAACAATTGCCATCAAATAACTCGCCGCGCCAGCATCATCTTCGAAGTTTTTATTCTGCATCGCCCACTGAACTGCATCTGCACTTTCATCCAATGTTTGCTGAATAATTTCGTCTGAGTAAAAATCAAGTTCTTTTAGTCGTCGAAACACAATCGTCGGCATCGGCTGTGCTCCACCTCGCTCATAACCAAGGAAATCTGCAATGGTATCACAGAGTTTCTTGTACGATTCAGGAGTTCTGCCCGGCTTATCATAATGTTTCGGCTTGTTCTTCAGAGCTTTTTCTTTTCTACGACCAGCCAGCCACGCTTGATAAACCGCTTCAGACTGAAAATACCGTTTGTTAGGCGCTTTGTAATATTGATCTCTTGGGCCTTTGACGCCTGTGGCCATACATGTAACCATTACCGGCTTAGCCATATTTACTCCTCATAATAAATTCCCACCAACCCACCCTGCTGTTATATATTTAAGTTATGTTTATACGACCAAAGAATAAACTTTCTTCAGTTCTGCAATCGGGAACTCCGGATCTGAGAACTTCTTGCCGATGTTGTTACGCACTTCAGCAACCTTCGCTTTTACATCATCAGATGCGCTCTTATAGTTATTCTGAATTGCACTAATCCACTCGGCGCGATACTGTTCATCCTCTTCATCCTGAGCTGCTCCGACATACTGCTTTACACGCTCGGCCTGTACCGACTCAACTTTCTTCTTCTCTGCTGCCTGCTTCTTCAGATCTGCTTCATAAGAACGACCGCCCTTATCATGTTCTGCCTTGATTGCATCGGTCAGAGCCTTGATGAACTCATCTGCGTCCAGAGGAATACGATCAACAATATCAGCGAAACGACTCTTGGAGTCCACAGAGAAGTTGTCATCGCGGAAGCAAATTACACGACGCTCGGACTTAACCTTACCGATAATTTCCTCTTTACCATTGACAACATTTTTACGGCCAGTCTTTACCTTATCAATATCGCGATCAATATACGCGACACCAACGACATCGACCTTGTTCTTCAGTGCATTGAAATACCGCTTGTCCATATTAGTAGACAACATGGAGTAACTTGCCAGCGTAACAGGATCAGTAATATCGGTCTTCTTTGTATGACCAATAATGATAGGGCTGATACCTACACGCTTCAGTTCCCACAGACGATTCGTAACTAATTCGGTTGCTTTATCAGTGGGGCCGTTAAATCCAGAGAAAGTTGCCTTAAAAGACTTTGTACGCTTATCAGGATTCTCACGGTTCCAAATTCGAATTGTCTCATCTTCGGCCATTCGCATCAGTTCATCAATGGTGTCAATGACAACAACCTTCAAATCACTATAATCAGTGAAGCGATTTTCAATGATATCCATAGTGACTTCATCAAAATGTTCCCAATCCCACACGGCTTCCTGAACGATACCTTCAATAGTGGCCTGATCCGCTTCTTTACCACAGGTCAAAAAGATATAGCCATCATCACCAACCATTTTTTCACAAACCTGTTTAACTAGCGTAGTTTTGCCAATGCCGCCCTCGCCCATCAAATAGATACTATAATCAAGAGGATTCAAACTAATTTCAGTTTTCTTACCAAATTTACGCGCCATTATGTATTCTCCTTATTCAAGTATTTTTAAGTCCTGTTTGTGTGGGCAAAAAATTAGAACAAAGTATCGATACCGTCGTCCTCTTCCTCTTCTACCGCAGCAGGCTTAGCGACCTTTGTTGCAGGCTTCTTGTAGGATTTCTTCACCATGTCGTCAACGGTTTCATCTTCAGACGGAGAATAAATCATGTCCTCAAATTCGCGAGCGGTAATGCCAGAGTCTGCAGCAGTCATGCACTCCTTAAATTCATCCTTAATCAGCGGCTTGATCAAGCGCAGTTCATGAACCTTCTCGCCATAGATATTCCCACGCGGCTTGAAATCTTCCAGCTTATTCAGACCAGCCTCGATGAATTCACGCTGGACATCAGTCAGGCAGCTCTCATCGAACTCCTTCTCTTCTGCACCATTCACAACACCGATTGCCCAGTTCATATGAACGGGATTCTTGGACTTGGTTTCGAGGTAGCGCATCTTCAGGTCGTAAATCCGCTTGTGCTTCTCCTTGCTCATATCCAAAACAGAAGTGTTAAACACGGTGCTCACAGGGAACATCTTCTGAGAGGCATCAGCGGCCGACCACATCGGAGTGTAGCAATTCATGAAGATCTTACCTTCAGACTTCTCCTCGGAACAATCGATACTGTTCTTGTCATAATACAGATCCAGATTCATAGTTAGATGCGGAGTGTCTTTGCCGTCAACTGCTGCATACACATTCTGAATCTGGAACTCCTCAAAAATGCGATCCTTGTATGCGCCTGTGCCGGGACGCAGCTTGTAAATACCAGCCACAACGATCGGCTCAGCATAACCAGTCAGGGCAGATTCCAGATACTCGATCATATCCCATGCGGTAATGAACTCCTTGCGCTCGCCGAGATTTACAACATACTTTCGCATACTGGACACCATATCGACAGTATCCTTATCGAAACGATCCTCCCAATCAATCTCGATATCCTCGTTGTCGACATTCTTGGTCTTAATGGTGTCATTCTTGAAACCCTGAGCGGACACATAAACGCAATTCATGCCGTTCTTGATGCCCATGTTCAGGCTAATCTTTTCAGAGCTGTTATAAGTATCGCGCTTCACCCAAGGATTGTTCCGCTTCGGAATGACGATATCACCACAAAAATTAAAACGAGGGTAAATGTTCTTCTCTGCCATATGTACCTCCTATGTATATCAACATTAGTAATCGATTTCTTCAGTGGTTTTAGACTCCCAGACAGGGATGCTACTATTAGGAATGCCACCTGCTTCGATTGTCGGCTCATGCTTACAACGGGAAATAAATTCGTCCGTCAGCTTATCAACACAATCAGAACATATGGAAAACTTCATCCGGTCTCCGTCGCGTTTGCTTCCATAAAAGAACCGTACAGTTAGATCGCCCAGATTTGCTTCGTCGCAGGGGTCCAGCGTCTTACCACAAAAATTGCAAAGCATATTATTTCTCCTATCTAATTTGATTTTCGTCTATTATCGCATCAAATTGGGAGAAGCTCGTCCATACAGCATCTCTGTTCCCCTTTCCTTTTTTTTTATAAACTCACTTCAGTTCTATGATGTCATCAAAGAGCATCACATAATCATCCGTGTATTTATCTCCATGAAAGTGTCCAAAATACCACATCGGCTTTTGATCCGCCGGGAATTGTTCATAAAGGTTATCAAAAAACTCCTCTGTAGACTGATCAATCGTACTCTGATCAATGCAATCCAAGAATAATTCCTTGGGTTCAAAACGGAGCGGACAGGTATGGGTCAGCATGATGTCAATCGGATATCTTGTCGCCATAAAACGCACAAGACCTTTTGTAAGTTCGCTTGGTTGTTCATCCGGCCACCAATTCCAACCACGCTGCAGCCGGTAATACTTATCAACCGAATAAGCGCCACCGCAAACAAGCGCATTCAATGTTCGTTCCGATGTTTGAATTACATAAATCGCACCATCAATCGCAAAATACTGATTGGGATGCTCAGAATTCCACAACATTGGGCCACGAATCGCTCCCTCTGTGACTTCGACCTCTTGATATCCGTCTTCACTGCTCGGCCGACGTTCATGGTTGCCGTGGATACAAAACAGTTTTGCAGGAATTGAATCGGCAACGTTTTTGATGAACATTTCTCTTGGATAATCCTTACCATAGTAATTCAGACCCACATCACCCAGACATACAACCCATTCAATGTCAGGATGGTCGAGACAAAAGTATTTCAAATCATAAAACCGACTTGGATTACCATGAATATCACCTGTTATATAAACTGCCATTGTGGGGCTCCTTTCTTAAGATGGAATGCCTTCTGCTCTTTCAAAAATCTCCCACTCATTTGGGGAGTCGCAGTGTGGAGTGTAGAATCTAATGCAAAATTCGCGATACATACAGTCGTCGCAACTATCTTCGTTCGTTGTGCATTCATTAATAAAATCCAATAATGCAACTTCTAAATCTTTTGGAGTAGTCATTTGGTCTCCTCTTTTGAGTAAAATGTCCAATCACATGGTTCATTAGATTCATACACTATTAATCTGTCGCACACAGAATGATATCTGCATTTCAAACAATGAGTGTCATATGCATTTCCATACCCTTTGCAATTGTCAATAAAATCACGAAGCGCAGTCTCAAGTTGTTCTTCTGTAACCATTTGCAATCCCTCAATACATGCTCCACTGGTCAGGATCTGTCTTATTAGGTATGTGCAATTTCAAACAAACCTCATAAAACTTACATCCTTCACATGGATGAACACCATATCGGCACTCGAGAATAAAATCATTAAGTGCCTGCTCTAATTGCCGTGCGTTAGTTAAAGTAATCATAATGTGCTCCTCTTCTGATTTTTTTGGTTGCGCCAGTAGGATTTGAACCTACGAAATGGCGGAGTCAAATTCCGCTGCCTTACCACTTGGCTATGACGCATTATATAAGGCGGCACCCAGTGCTACCTGAGCACCGCCGAGAGTTTTAAATCTTAGGAGTTGGGCCTCGGAACAGATAGCCAGCCACAAAAGAAGCTAACATCAATCCGCCAACAATCCAAATTGCTTTACTGATTTCAATCCAGATCAATCTGAATCACCTCAGTTCTCGATTCGCATGAAACTGATATCCGTGGACTGATACACGCTTGCATCACTACTCAGAGCGCCAGCCGCCTTATCAGCCTGATACTTTGCATTGCCGGAACCGGTGACAATCAGTCGATTCTGATCAATACCCTGAGACGCCAGATAATTTGCTACGGTCTGAGCACGGTTAGCAGAAAGCTGCACGCCAAACTCAGTCTGGTTATTCGCATTGATATTACCATTGATAACAATCATAGTGCCATCCAGAGTCTTAGCGATGTTCACGAAATCATTCAGAACAGAAGCAGCGCTGGCCTGATCGGTAAACACGGAAGAATCCGGCACAAAAGTTACATTAGCGGTCTTGCTCAGCATCGAATCATAATCCAGATTGCCAGTGACCTGCTGAGTGATGTTTGCACGAGTCTCGTCGCTCACAGTCACTTTCGTAGTAGCATTTGCAGCAGAAGTAGACTTGAAATCACTCTTGAGCGCATCGATATATGTAGTATCAAACAGCGTATTTACGAGATCACGATTAACAGTTTCACCCAGACCCTCCCAAATGTCGCACATCTGGTTATAAATCATCGGAGCGGTATCATTCAGAATATTGTAGTTGTCTTTCCAGCTTGCCATCTTAGCGTTTGCATAAGTCGCATCAATATCGGCATCAGAAGAAGTAGAGTACATCGGGAACACTTCACGAGCTGCATTGTAATTGATAGGCTGGTCATAAGACATCAGAATGCCCTGAACGAACTTCTTGACGGTATCTTCATGAGCCGCTGCCCAATCTGCGTCAAACACAATGCCGTCCATAACCAGAGAGGAGGAAGACTTCGTGTCAAACACGACAGTGCTATTGGTGTAAGTCTTGGCCTGAGTCAAATAGGGCTCCCATGTTGCAGCTACATCAATCTGACCAGCGAAATATGCCTTAGCGGTATCATCTGCGGTGCCGAACATAATCAGATTGTTCATGATAGTTGCCTTGTCAGCATCAGACAGACTGGAATTATTAACAAACCAAGCAACCAGAGTCTCCGCCTCAGAGAACTCAGGGACACCGATCTTGGCATTGACCCACGAATTCACATCAGCGAACTTAGTAGAAGCGATGATACCGTCACCGCCATAGCTGTAGTTGGTGAAAATCGGCATGATAACATTCTTGCCAGCGTCAGTAAACTTCTGAGACAAGAATGCCACACGGTTCGTAGTATAACCAGCGGCCTGCAGGTCACCAGAGATCAGAGCGTTACTGGACTCAGTCGCATCGTTGATGACATTGATATTCACCTTGATGCCGAGCTGATCAAACACAGAACCGGGCTGAGTAGTAAGACCGCCATTTGCCGTAACGCAACTCAGCCAGCCTGCCCACTCATCCAGAGATAGATTGATTGTATCATCCCCGGCGGAATTAGACGGCTTATCCGTACTGATAGAAGTGCTCGGCTTCGAGGGTGTCGGCTTCTTTTTGTCGAACTTGATCACGCCGCCCTTAATGCCGCCAACAACACCAACAGCAACAGCCACAGCAAGCACCACACCAACAACAGCGCGGCCAGCCTTAGTCAATTTGAACTTAGACATGTTATTCTCTCCTATTTAATTTTTGATTTTATTTCTTGGACTGAGTATTCAATCCAGACGACTTAGAAAACGCATTCAGGTCAGGAATATTATATGTAACCACATTCGGATTGCTCTTTTTCAGACTCTCTAAATACGAACTCACTTTATAATCAGCAGTGTTTGCGTCCGCCCTGTCCAGCTTTCCTTCTCGACTGGTCTGATACAAAACTTTTGCACCAGCAGCTTTTTCACGGCTTTCCTGAAGACCATCGCGAGTGGCGTTGAGCATTTTATCAGTGCCGGTAGATGCACGCAGACGATCCAAATTTGAATACACATCTGCGACCTGTTCATTTGCCTTCAATTCAGCTACCACATCCTTGCTCTCACGCTTCAGGGCGGCCAACTGATTTTCAAGCTTTTCCTTGATTGCCTTGACTTCTTCCGCAGCAGGCTTCATCTTCTGGAACTGATCAGCCAGATTCTCAGCTTTATCGATTTCCTCCTGTAACAGTCGAGCGTAGGTTCGTGCAGATTCCACATCGCCATGACTCATGGCTGCCTTTGATTGTTCATCATATGTCTTTGCCTGCTTCTGACAGACAGCATAGTTATCTTGAATCGTCTTGAGTTTTCCAGTCAGATCTCGCAGAGTATTACAGGCATCTGCGTATTTCTTAGTCATTTCATCGATTTTCTGAGCATAGATAGCACGGGCACCATCCGGCGTCTTGGCTGTATCCTGCACGAAAACCTGTAAGAAACCACCGGCTAATGCTTTAATCTGCTGGCGGAATGACGGAAATAGAATCAAACTGCCGACCGCAACAACACCAACACAGATAAGCGTAAACTCAGGGATTGTAAAAGAAAACATTACTGAGCACCATCCTTCCCGGCGGACTCCGTCTTATCCTCTTCGATAAATTCCTCAATAGAAGAAATCATCTTGAGTTCGTCCTGGACTGTGTTGGTGATCTTTTCAATGGCCGCACCAGCTTCAACGTTGCGATTAGTCAGCGCTTCAATCTGTTCCTTCATGGATTCAATCTGTTGGTCATTGCTCTTCATCTCGTCAAACAGAGCATTCATCTTGTCATTACCAACCGTCCGCAGGAGTTCCTTGCGCTGCTCTGCATCAGAAATAATCGTGGTCGCATCATAGCCCAATGTCGTCATCAGGTTTTTGACTGTTGCTCGCTTTGTCTTGGTGGGCATCTCAGACGGGAATGTATCGATCACATCCTTGATCTTGTAGACCGTTACGGCGTCGGCAGGATTCATACTATTGGCTTCGTAGACAGCTCCGATGTCAATCGTGTCACCCTCCGGGATCTCGGCCTGCACAGGAGTCGGCTGTTCGATATTAGGTCCAAAAGAGACACCAACATTCACGTCCGCTACTTCTGGCATTTCATACTCAGAAGTTACTTCCGACTCAACAAGACCGAGCTTCTCGAAAAAACTTTTCTTTGCCATAATTTTCTCCTCTTTAATCTTCTTCTCTGACTTCTATTGATATACAATGGTCGCTTCCAAATTCACTAAGGCCGCCACCATAATACCAACCGTGAGACTCGACAAATTTTAAAAATATATCTGTAACATCATCCAGACTGATTTTATCTGGAACAGTTAGACAACCTTCAATCTCAATTTCGTGTGACATAATCTCTCCTTACGAAAACTTCCACTTGAAAATCTTCTTGATACAGACGCTCGTAATCCAGTCAAACAGGATACTGAAAATCACAATCGCCAGAATTCCAACAAATACCAACGTTGTGCGACCACGAGCAGACGAAGTATAGATCAGATACCCGATACCATACTTTGCATTCACCGTTTCCGCTACCGCGATATATGTCCAACCGATTGCGTACATTGTAGCGAATGATTGACAGATAGACGGAGCAGCGATCGGAAGAATAATTCGTGTGACCGTGTTAAATTTTCCTGCTCCATCGATGCTTGCTGCTTCAATCACGTCGTCACAGACATCATCTAGAGCGATCAGTACGCTTGGCAACATAAACACAAAGCTTGCCACAAACAAGAAGGCGATTTTCATTTGCTCCCCTATTCCGAACCACATCGTGAGCAGTGGATAGAAAGCGGTTACCGGTAGGAATCTCATCGCTCGAATCGCCGGATACAACAGGTTTTGAATCGAATGACAGATTTTCATCAGACAACCAAGTGGAACTGCGATACCGGCACTCAGAAGAGCTGCTGCTGTGATGCGAATCAATGAATATCGAAACGCCTTCAACATCGTTCCGTTCTGAATCAGCAGAAAGAATTCACGAAACACAGCTCCTTTCTGGGGAACAAAAATTGGCGAAGTCAGAGCCGCGCCAATGTCCCAGATAATCGCCAACAGAATCAGAAGAATCACACGATAGATCCAATCTTTCTTCGTCGTTTTCATTTTGATACCTCATATTTAATTTTTGATAATGGTAGCCTGTACCGGAATTGAACCGATGTCTCCGCCGTGAAGGGGCAGCGTCTTCACCTCTTGACTAACAGGCCATATGACGCGGCGAATCCGATTCGAACGGATGGAGGTTTAACCCTCAGAAGTTTTCAAGACTCCCGCATTAGACCAACTATGCTACCGCCGCATATAAAAGAGGATTATTCATCCCCAAGATTTCAAACCGTTTGCAAACATGCAAATAACAATAGAAACAGTGAAACCGGATATAATCCACGCAAATAATTTTCCACCAGGCTCGATTTGTAGTTCAGAACAAATTCTCCAGCACATCCAAAAAACAAAACAAGAACAAGATCCTGCTATTAACAATTCACTCATGCTTTTCCCTTCTCTTTATTTCCTTATTAACAGCGTCTAAGAAACTCATCCAGTTCGCTTTGTCAAACTCGTCCCCGAAATCAAAGAAACCATTCTTACGCTCTTCTAAATCCCTCTGGAAGCACCATAACGTTTGATCGCTCAGTTCGCCTAGATGTGGTGTAATGAAATCGATCACAAGACTTGGCATATAAGTTCTGCGTCCTACCGCATATCGAACAGCACAATTACAAATGGCACCGAAGTCATCATCGTGCGGATCAATCATTGCCATAACGTTCGATCTCCTTTTTGATTTGTTCCAGCTCAATACGTTTCAGACGAGCTTTTGCTAATTTACGATCAAATTTTTTGTCTGGCTTATATTGATAATGCGGCCAATCTTCATAGTACCAACTATCAAAAAGCCCTTTATACGTCTGCTGCTGTTTCATTTGCAGTCTCCCACCAAATTTCATTTTCAGGAACGGTTTTATCTTGTACAGGTGAATAATTCATCCAGTCAAATGAGATCATAGATTGCGCTTTATCTTGCCGAAGCCGCTTAGTAACTTTGTTCCGTTTCCAATTTGAACGCAGCCGTTCATCGACTTCGCTATAAGTTTTCGGATTAATTTTCATCTGATGAACGTTTGTTACAGTGCCGGCCTTGATGATGTTGAACAAACCGACTGCTTTATAGAATTCAGTCGAACATGAACTTTTTACATAGTCCTCTGGTTTGAATTTCACGACGTTCATAAAATCATCCCCTTGTCATTTGTATGTGGCAAGCCCATTCCGACTCGAACGGAAATCGACGGTTTTGGAGACCGCAACTTTAACCAATTAAGCTATGGGCCTATATGATTGCTGTCTTTCCAGCCGCCATCGGTTTATGTTTTTGTTCCTTCCGCAGAACTACTAACAATACCATCACATCAGCCGTACGCGCTAATGCTGGCTACAATAGTTGCAACTCGAAAACTACTTACCGCGTGGTGCAACCGGCGGGTTACGATCCCACTACCCCTTGATTAAAAGTCAAGTGCTCTACCGATTGAGCTACGATTGCATATAAAAGTCGGCTTACGCACCCTCGCGAGTTGGCATCATCACCGATAATCAAGGCTGCCATTGTAATAGTAACAGCCCCTAAAAGGCTAATCCTTTGTTCTGCGCAATTTAAGAATCACTTACTTGGTAGGTCAGGTAGGATTCGAACCTACAACGTTTCTGATGTCACAGATTTACAGTCTGCTGCCTTCAACCATTCAGCACACTGACCTATATAACGACCACAGAGGGATGTCACCTGTGGTCCTCGTCCTGGCTTTAACGGGTCAGGCGTCCGGCATTTACCGTTTCCTTTAATGGGGAACTATTGGCGATATGCTTTCCACTGCGGTTCTCAAACTCGATCATCCTTTTGGGTCAAACCTCTTCCGGGTTATAGCCGCGCTACATAAGGTTTTTCAGTGTTATTCCTTCACCATGCCTACTTTGTTTCAGGATGTCAGCGATAATGTACACTTTCGACAACATAATTAACTACAAGAAACTTTCGGTCTTGTCGTGGCTGGACTCGAACCAGCGGCAATGGGTGGGGCTCACCTTGCTCTACCATCGTCTGAGCTACACGACCATATAAACTGTTTTCGAGCTGGTGAGACTCACGCACAGTTGCGCTCGGAATGCGGATCTTACATCGTCAGGGCACGCAGTTTGACCAAGCTTGCTACATCGACCCCTGATCAGGAGTGTGACTGCCTCGCTAATCCTGTTGCAAATTTCATTGATAACATCATCTTGGTGAGAATTCATGTTGATTTTTCGACCTTGGCGGACAACCTTTTTATGGAGGATTTCGACCAAATTCAATTATCAAATCAACTTGCACATTGGTGGTTCCGGCCTGAATTGAACAGGCGACACGGGGATTTTCAGTCCCCTGCTCTAACCGACTGAGCTACAGAACCACGATACCTTGTCTTTTTATGTCACTACTATGATTTTGGCGGGGTGCGCCTCCCTGCTACATAGGACAAGGAATAGTGGACATAATTTTGAAGCGAGTGGGATTTGAACCCTACATCTCCAGTGAACCCAAAGTCACCGGTGCTTTGCCATTAAACGATCGCTCCATATAAACGGCAGGTATTGTTACGCCCCTGCCAAGGCGCTCACCATCTACCAGCCATGTGGTAAACGACGGGACTTATGTAATCGATCCACAAACCATTGCCCATGGATTTTATAAACCTTTGACCTGTATTCGTTATTGTCTAATCTTTGATGTAAGTTTAAGCTTTGAACTTTCAACCTTTAACCTTTAAACAAATAAACTTTAACCTTTCCGAAGAATTTGAATCAATTACGTGTTGGCCCTTAGGACAACTCCTTCTCTTGATTCGATGTTTTCCCACGATGCCGGATTCGAACCAGCGTACCGAATTTCATGTTCGTGTCGTAACCTCTTGACCAATCGGGAAATCCAAGTATTATCAAATTTATTTATACTTGATCTTCATATAGGCTTATCAGGCCGCTTTTATATATGACTGTCTGCTTGTTTTATTATTTGATTTCGCTCTAGCACCGCCGCCAATAACAAAGAGCGAACGATTACAGTTCGTCGTATTCGATAAACAGTGAATATGTATCAACGATTAATACTCAATCGTGATCTCCGTAGTAGCATTAGATTCAGACAGAACTGCATCAACTTCCGCTTTAAACTTGTTGATTTCGTCAGCCAAATCATCCTTGGTCTTTCTGATGTCAATACCGTCAATCAGAATCATAGTCTCGCGTTCGATATAACCATCTCGCATATCGCGGATTGCATCAGGAGACATGCCATCCTTATCGTTAGGATTATTGCTCCGAATAACGAAGTCGTCTGCCCGATCACTCAGGCTGGCATTTGCGCGTTCGATCACGGAAACCGCATTAGAATACTGACGTTCCATCTGATTCAGCAGGTCACACAGAAAATCAATACCATGCTGATTCATCCAAATAATCTGGGCGATGGTATAATCCTTACCGCAGACAGTACGATGAGTAACAGCATTAGATTCGGAAATGCCGCGCTTGATAGCATTCAGACGAGCAATCAGATCCTTAATTTTATCCAAAGAACTCTGACCGTTTGCCTTGTAGTCTTCTATCGTTACGCCACCAAGCTTCTTCATGCTCTGTTTAGCAGCACCGCAAAAAACGGCTTCACGAGTCAGCTTAGAAATCCGATCTTCCAGAACATTGATTTCAGCAAGAGCACGATGAATTGTCATAGTTTCAGTAGTCATAATTATTCTCCTTTGTAATACATAATCTTTGATGCGGTCGCCCGCTGTTAATGGAGCTGGTGGAGAATTTCGGAATCTCGACCCCGGCATTACAAGTACCGTGCTCTGCCTCTGAGCTACACCAGCTTATCAAGTGAGCATTTCTGCCCACGTATTTAAAATGGATTCAATCGGATCTCTCTTCGCAAATCCATCTAGTTTTGATTCAGCGATCGTTTGATTCAGATATTCATGATAGATGTCTCTGTATTGCCACACACGACCATGAGTATCATTTGTGTACTTACCACGTTTTATATACTTTTTATATGTACCCTCTCCCACCTGATATCGTAGGAGAGCTGCGGAGTCATTTCCTGTTGCATTCTTATGATAGGCAAGCAGGTGAATTCCACATCTAATTCCGACTCGATCATCCAACAGCTGATTCATTGATGTAATACCGAGTGTTCTGTTCAAATATTTGAAATTAACCTCGTTGACTTGCATCAGCCCATAATCGATTGTGCCGTTTGAGTTCATATGAGTCAGTCCGCTTTTAAATCGGCTTTCGTTATATATCACGCCAAGAGCCAAACTATAATCGACGCCATATTCATCGCAGACTTGTGAAGTGTATTCTTTTAAATCTGGCTTCCAACTGTCGTATGTCCCAATTGGATCATCAGCTGCAGCCGAAATAGTCACGCACGCAACCATAATCGTTGAGATACACGCTGCAATTATCCTTTTCATCTTATCACTTCCTTACTGTAAGTATATTTAAGTCATGTTTGTGTATTGAAAGATAAAGAGCCTTTCGGCTCAATATCTTTTTAAATTTTTCGTGCTTTGGACGCCATCAAACAATACTCTCTATATACCGTTTGCGGAACTGTATAATTACCATACTTTCCATCTATTATGTTTTCTTTTACAAATTCTAATCCGTACTTTTTTTCGTCCACTCTCATTTCGTGGAACAGTTTTAATTTTGAAATGGTTGCGCCCTTTATAATAACATTTTTATACGGAGAATCTTCTGGAAGTTCTTTATTCGCTTTTCGTTCCACTTCCATAACCTTTTTTACGAACGAATACGGCACTTGCTGATCAGCTTCTTGTTCTTTTTTTCTTCCTCTTGAAGTATTTCTTAACAAGTACGGAGAATCAGCATAATACTCTATTCGATCATAATTTTTATTATTTCTTTCAAACGTTGTGCTATAACTATCAATGACTTTTGCACGATAAATAATATTAAATGCTGTTTCGTCATCGATATAAACGTTTTGCACTGTATGCCCGGCGGCATCTACTTCTGTCTTTAATATTTTCGTTACAGCTGTAGATTCAAACTGATAGTAAAGCAAAATCATTAAAGCTGCCGGCATCGTATATTTTTCATGACCAAGCACAGTCGAAACATATTCTATAAAGGACTCCTTATCTTCAAAAATAAAGTCAGAGTCTAGAGAGTTTGTTTCGTTTTCGCTTGCAACCTCCATCTGTTTAATCAACATCGAAGACCAGACGTCGGTTTTGTTTGAGCTTCTAGATACTGTGCTAGTCATATCATGACCATAATACTGTTCGGCGTTGATATAATCGTTTTGATAACACCATTTAAGATAGGCTCTTAAAATAGATGTCATTCTTACTCTTCTTGTATCCGCCAAATTGTTAAGCCACAAAACACAAAGATCATTCATCTCTGTTGAGCCGCTTTTAAATTCACAGAAATCTTTATTGTATTTTGTTTCAACAATCGCAACCTTATTCAACGCAGTTACTGCATCTCTTTGTCTGTACCTAGCGGCGTCTTCGTTTCTTCCACCGTTGATATAAAACTCCATGAAAGCAGCTTTGCGATCGTAGTTGTACATCGTGCTGTCCATCATATTCACTCCTTACATAGTGAGGGTGTTTTTATAATATTTTACACTATGTAAGGAGTTTTTTCAATAGACAATAATTTATGCAATTGTTAAAACAGGACTATCTGTTGATTTTTTTCTTAGGAAAGGGCACTGAACTTTCATTGCTTCCACAACGCGCTCCCAGTTTCCTTCCGTGAACTCGCCCACCGGTTCACTAAGCTGGCAATTTCGCAGCGTATCTCTTCCCTCAATGATCAGAGTGGAATCTTTGATTAACCCTCTTACTTCGCCCGCCTTATACTCAATGTGAACTGGATTGTACTTGCCGATCCGCTTTGTGGTGAACGGAATAACTTCGCACTGTCCAGAAGTCTTATTGTAAGTATTATTTGACACGACGAGATACGGATGGACGCCGACGTATTTATGAGTACTTAGTCGGCTTTCATCGTCACTGGCATATCCAAAACGGATTTCGCCAATCTTCGGGATGCTCTTTCCAGCCACGAACATATTTATGACCTCCTTGTCTATGGCTTGTTCTCTATGGTACCATTATATCACCTCAAACCTGACTTGTCAAGCGTTTTTATTCATTTTATTTTTAAGTTATGTTTGTAAAATGATTTTCATCAGTCCAGCCATCTTATCAGATTTTACAGCCACCTCATATCTAGCGCAATCTGTTTCAATGTTACACTGAAATTCATTGCCGTAAAGTATCAGCCCGCCCTCCTCGCAAAACATCGCTCCTTTCTGAGCGATCATGCAAGAGATCTCATACCCATTTTTTCTTTTCATGATAGCAGCGCGTTTTGGATTTGTCCGAATAAACAATCCACTGTTTCCATCCGAACCGCACCATACATACATTTTTTCAAAAGACCGGATGTAGCTAAAAAACTCCTCCGCAGTAAAAGTTTTTATCATCATGACCTCCAAATACAACCGAAATTCACATTGAATTCTGCGGCATTACTATTTTCAGTTGTTATTCTACCATATTATGTCTTAATATTCAACCCCCAATTTAAACTTCTTGGTTGTTATTTCAATATTGCAACTCGCAAGCTCTTTCGTACTTCCATAGCTTCCTCGTATCGATCAATAGCTTCTTCAAGCGCCTCCTCCAATTCGCACAGGGCATCTTCTTCCGCTTCCCATTTATCATGGGTATCGCCGTCAGAATCAGGTTCTTCTCGTAATTTGGCATGATTCGCTTCAACGGTTCTAAGTACACCGGTTAATGCGTCATAAGCTTTCATATAATTACCACCTATTACCGCAGCTTTCTCATATAGGCTTGGGACGTTCTTTTCTGGCTCTCATAGAAGGTAACGCCGGTAACATCGTCCACGACCAGATCATCATAAGGGATGCCCTTTTTGTTCAGATGATCAATGAACCAGCGCTTTTTCAGATAGCACCACGGGGTTCTGCTGAGGTCGCCGTAACTCGATGCAGGCCGCTCACATGCGTTGTAGGTTTTGCCGCAGATGCTCCACCATTCTTTACGCACCCGCTCCCGCATTTGCAGGACCTCAGATGTGCCATGAAGGCCATGCTCCTCGCCATACTGATAATCTGCCTTCTTGATTTTTGCGTTCTGTCCCGCGCTGACTGCACCAGCTGCACCAAAACCCAGCATACTTAAAAATAACGAAATAGCTCCACTCATGATATTACTCCTTTATGTTTTTTTATTCAAACAAATCATTTCGAATACGCGGCATATAAGACCGCTTTTCAGACCGATTAAAAACTTTTTGCAGTTTTCCTGTGCCCCAATCTCCTCTGTCAAAATCCATAACACACTCGATAAGCACTTTTACATCTTTGCATTCTCGTCGTTTAAGCAACGCTTTTTGTAATTCTGTTTCAAGGTAGCACTTTCTAACCGCATTCGCTTTTGCGAATTCAATGGCATGCTGAAGATCAATAATTTCGAGGCTTACATCGTTCAGCTCTTTACAAGCATCAACATATAATGATTGAATCGATCCAAGAGTCTCGTCTACAATCAACAATGCCTGCTTCAGATTATGTAATGTCTCCCCTTCTTTGATGGGAATGCCGGCATCATACTGTTCCTGTTCAGCTCTTCCAACCTCGGCCATCACGGTCGATTCTATACGTCCAAGAATCTCTGAGACACTTTTTACTTTGAATCCTTTGTCCTGTAATGCCTTTGGTAGACATGTGATTGTCGCTTGTGCTTTTTCAGCCGGAAACAGAAATGCGTCTCCAAGGCTATCCGTTGCGACCAATAAGTTCTCGCTGTTTCTTTTAATGTAGCACGCACCGTTTGTAATAACACAGTTCATGCGCATCCTCCTACCTTATTATAATAGGGGTCTGCAGATTAATGCTCCCGCAGTACTACAGACTGCCCCTTTTTCAACACCCAACAGTTCTTGCCGGCATATGCGCAATCTTCACAATGACCGCCACATTCGTTTGCGTCTGCCGGTGCATCGCAAACTCCATTTTTGAACGATACATAAGCAACTGGTAAATTATAGGTGTTATCCATATTATAACCCGGCCATTCTGAAAATAAAATATGTAAATTTTTGGGAATTTTCTTTTTCGCTGCCAAATACTGGTTAACGATTTTATACTGTTTTGTGAACGCCAGGAAGTGAGTATGCGGCAACTTACGAGCGACGCGGCACATCATCGCAAGATAATCCTGACTGATAATGTCTCCACTGACATGCCACCTAAAATAAAAAGACCCGTAAGCTGCAGCAATTGCTTGCTGTTCGAAGCTGTCAGGGTCTGTCAACCAAAGATTCAGGTTGTTTTCATATGCGTTTTGTACCGTTCGTCGCCAATCGAAATGACTAACATAGCACGTCTTCGCACAAGGCACGTCAGGCGCACAAGTAACCACTCGTGGCATAGAGATGGATTTAACATTACCCATCTTGCTGTTTGCGTTCGACACTGACAGCTTCAACATATTCAATTTTTACACCCTCACTTTAAGAGGGCGCACTCCTTCCTTATAATTATATCATCCTAATAGTACAATAAATTACACTTTCAAAACCGGCTCATCAGGCATTAAGGGTTCAAATTTCGATTCCACGTCCAGATCATAATGATATGGGATGCCAAGACGATCTAATTCTTCCTTAAAAATTTCAGCCAATTCATCTGGCGAATAGTCTTCAATTTTCATTTTACACCACCTTTAGCGCCTGCTCATTGATAGTCACGGCTAACTCATTGACCTGTTTCATATCAACTCGGTCAGGCAGCTCTGTTTCTTTCTTGTCTGCCTGCAGTCTTGCCTCATAAATAGGAATCGTATGCTTGCGCAACTCTTCGTAGTCGTAGTCCCCGTTTCGAATCTGCATCAAAATATCGTGCTCAGCCCCACGATAAGTGTTGATCTCACCTTTTTCTAAGATGTCAAACAACATATGATATAAGCGAATCACATTCATTACGATCTTATTGAAACGTTTTTCTCCACATGGAATATACGGTTTAACATTTGGATTCACGCCAGATACTTCAACTTCATACAGGTACGCACGCCATTTAGCATCTGCTTCTTTAATTAACTTCCCTGCAAATCCACCAAATGAATAAATCACACGCTTTGATAGAAACAAATTCTTATTATCAAACAACAGCTTTGCGGTCGGGCTGTAAGTGATAACAAGCTCGTCTGGATTACCAAACTGTTCCAGCATGTTTGGATTCCCGCTACACAATAACTTCGCAGCCTTGTTGAAGCTAAATACCGTTGTATCCGTCATCGTATCTACACGATGTTCAAACTCACCCAACCCGAGTAGATCCTCTTTGGAGTTCAAAGCGACACCGCGAATATCAACATCTGATCCTGCTACATTCGTTCCATAAGCATGGCTGCCGCCAATGGTCAGAAACATCAAATGCTTGCCAAGGTGAGGATCAGTACGTAGAAAATCATAGGGTTCGCTATCAATGATACGTTGTAATTCTTCTCGTGTCATTTTACCACCTCTTTACGCTTTAGATTATTAACATCACAGCAATAAAACAAAATGCCCATATCGGAACAATTAACCATGCCCAATCAAGGCAAAAATCAATAAATTGAAATAACAAAATATAGTTCATCATAACCCTGTTTGCACCGTATCAAATTCGATCGTCTCTCCTGTTTCTTTATTGACACCATGCCCTACCACATGAACGATATAAGCTGGCCAGCGCTCTTTGTTTTCATCAATGGCGATACGAACAACACCTTTGAAATTTTTGATCCAAGTTGCACACCAAGGCTTTTCAAGATGATCATTGTATTTTGGATTAAACTTTAAGACGGAGACTAAATCAGCCACACATACCATACCGGCATCTGCGCAGAATCCGCCCAGTTTAACATTCGTTTCGGGCACGAATGTAGTACAACGCCAATCACCGTAGTAAGTATTGGACTCTATTCCAATAATGCCATGACTGCCGATATCGCAACATTCAAATTTTCTCCGCTCGTCATTTGACATATTATGAGACAGATAACATGGATCTGTAATGATAATATCCCCATCAAACTCCATAATACGGTCTTCTGCTTCAAGATAACGATCTTTATATTCTAAGAATTCTTCATATTTTTCTGCCATATCTCGCAGTTTTTCAAATTCCTTCGAGATTTTCTTCAGCGCTTCATCGGAATCTGCACCCATTTCGATATCATGGTTGATATACCATTTCACAAAAAAAGAACCACTATCCGTTTCTGTGACCAATCTATGTACATCGAAACTGTCTGGTTCTTCGTTAAGCTTTGCAAGCGCCTCAAACAGTTTTATCTCGACATCAACAACACGACGATCAATGGCGTTCTTAGCCCATTCAGGAATTCGATTCCATTCATCTACCAATGCCTGTGGATAATCTTTAAACTGTTCATGATATTCTTTGTTTTTCTGTTCCACCCATTCGTGTGTCATAATTCACCTCAAATAATCAACTCATAAATCTGACCAAAGTAGCGGCAGAACTGTAAACCATCCAACGTCTCAATTGCTGAATCGAGCGCAAAGAAATGCACTTCGGTCGGATCAAATAAAAGCTGCTTGATGTTTTTCACACCAATATCGTCATCTTCAAATCCAGCATCCAATCTATCTTGCTTAAATTCTTCATCAGATTCATATGTAAACATTACATCATTGTAGACTTTTTCCGTATCGAAATCGATAGTTAAATCCCTTTCCGACCAGTACTCCAACTCTTCCATACCATCGTCCGTAATTGCAATCAAACCACAATCTCTGTCGATATCATCCTTAAATGTTTCATTCGGATATTTTTTCTTGAACGCTTCTCGGTCGCGAATACTCACTCCACCACCGCATTTCTCAAGCTGTCTTGTAATGCGAAGAATAAGTTCGTCCTTGCTAGTAGAATTAAACCAATCCATGTTATCTATGATGTCTTTTGCTTCCTGAAAGGCACTTATGGTATATGCAGACCAATGATAATAGATCTTAGCGATATCTTCATCAAAAGCATGAACTGTGATAACTAATCGCTGTCCCATTACTTTAATTCTCCTTTTTGATATAATCGTTTTTTATATTCTTCTGTACGCCGATGTGCCAATCTTTGAGATTCTGAGTCGAGAGCGTAAAACATCCAGTGGTCCTTTATGTATTGATCGTTTTTTGCTTTTGTTTCTGGATTCACAATCAACGCGATTGTTTTATGACTCACATTGTATTCTCTAGCCAAACTTCTAAGCGAACATCCACCAGTTTGATATTTGTGCAGAATTTCAATTTTCTTTTCGCTCGTAAGTTTTACTCGTCGATCTTGAATCTCTGAAAGCCGCATGTTTCTCCATTTATTTGACATCAACAGCCTCTTTTGCCTCACGAAGCTGTCGCATATTGTCCCAGATGATAAAATCGAACTCATCGTTTTCTGGAATGTTGCAATCATAATCGTCTAAAAACTGCTCCGCAACATCTTCTGCGCAATCCAGAATTTCACTATAAGTAACGCCATACTCTTCTTTGAACGCCTCTTCGTCGCAATCGCATGAATTGAACATGTCGTAAATGTGACCCTTTGCGTCCTCAACTCGATATTTGAATTCCTGATATCGATATGCTGCCTCAATTTGATCTTCGGTCATTTCGTATGTAACATCTGCCGTCGTACTTTTTACCTTCATCAGTTAACCTCCTCTGTAATTTTGATTCGATAATCATTGTCTTTGATTTTGTCGCGGACAATCATTCCATCTTTATCGAAATCTATAATTGACAGTCCAGCAAGAGCTAGTCCAGACTGAATCACATCATATAAATCATTAATGTCATTCATCATTTTCTCCCTCAACTTCGATCGACATCAATTCGTCTTCATAATCGTTCATTTCATTCTCGTTATACATGATTTTGGCGATTCTTTCCGCTTCTTCTTTTGAGTCTGCCTCAATGACAGTCTCATAGTATCTAATTGCAGAAACATATACCGTATATTTCATACTACACCTCAAATTCCATGCTTTAAACAATAGTGCCCATAAGATAAACCCTCCGCGTCGGCTTTTCTTACAATATCCAGAAACGTTTCACGCGCTTTGTCTTTGGCATCTTTTTGTTCTCGTTTTTTCTGATTACAACGGTTAACTTTTTCTATGTCGACAATGCGTTTGCACTCTTTGCAATATTTCACTCCACACTTAGGGCCATACCATGTAGTCCCACATCGCTGACAATAAATCTCTCCATATGCAAGCATTTTTATACTCCTTCAATATGGCTTGCCATCATGTCTGCCGTGTGCGTCCAGAGCACGTTTGGATATTTTGCAATGGCGTTGCCATAATACTTCCACTCGTTTGTATCGGTCTCATATGCGCCCATGTGCCAGCGGATACAAGCGATCTCCTCTTGGGTCAAGGTAACACAACTCGCCAACATACAAATGGACTTTTCACCGTGATGACTGTAGATCGAATCATTTGTATAAACGTACTGATAACCATTTTCTGTGCTAATCAGCTTGTATTGATCCATTTTGCAAACATCGTGTAGCAGGCCAACAATGAACGGAGAGCCGGGATTATCCCACTTCAAATCAAGCTTCTCCGTTAACATCAAAAGATTTTTTGCAACGGCCAAACTGTGCTCAGCCAAGCCGCCGGGATGGTTGCCATGATATTTGGTAGAAGCCGGGGCGTCCCAGAATCCGTATGTATTAAGAAAATCCTTTACGATAATTGCTTTAGCTGGCATGAAATATTTATCAATCAGCTGATATGCTTCGTTCTTGATGTTTTCCGCGTTCACTTTATATAGCACTCCCTTTCAAAACATTCTCTAAAATAAAATACTGCTTCGTCCATTCGTCTTTAGTGGGGTCTGCCCATACAGTGATTTCAGCATGATTGTCTTCTTTAACAATTTCACTATCCGTAAGATCTACAATGTCGCCATTATCTTGTTCAAGCGAAACCGATGCATAATACGAATGATTCGTTTCTCCTACTTCGACGCGAAGAGTTCCAACCGGTGTTTCAATTCTTGTTATTTTTGTATTATTCATTTTGCTCTACCTCATTCTTCAATAATGTTTCCATCTTCAAAACGAATAGCAGCGACATAGTTTTCCTGCCCTTGCTGAAAGCCAACCGTTTGGATATTTTTAAATGTAGAATTGTATTCGGTGATTGATACCAAATTATTCCAGTCTACATTCACACCATCTTCAGAAAAGAAGATGCCGATACCTGGATAATCTTTTATTTCACCAGTTGGACGGCACACAAGGTATCCACTGGGGATTTTAATTTTCATATCTATTTCATTAATAGGGATCATACAATCATCTCCAACAAAAGTATAATTTCATTACTCAGCATCTTCGAACTCACAATTTTCTTCATCCAATTCATCACTATCAGAAACATATTCGAGTCCATTTATAATAGGGATATTAGAAAGATGTTTTTTCGCATATTTAATAGCTTCGTCAATATTCATACCATCAGGAACATCAATAAAACTATTGTAAACAGCCATACAATTTACAGTTACGACTAATCTTTTCATATTCATCTGCTCCTTTGTTTTATTATTTTGTATTGGTAGCGGTTATGTCTACCCTAGTACCGCCAATCACCTAGCATTCGGACATTAGCCGAAAATAATAATTTCTTCCATTGATTACACCTCAATGTCAATGTCAATGTCAAAAGAAGAAGTTCCGTCTTCATTCTCTCGATAGTTCATTTCAGCGAGGGCTTCGTTACAAGCCTTCAACTTCTTTTGTATTTCTTCTACGTTTGGATGCCTTAGAAGATACTGAAATCGTCTCGCTTCATCGGCATCCAAAATTATATCGCTATTGACGTAGTGCATTTTATTCCTCGTTTACGATTTCGATCTGGCACATCTTCATGGCAGCCAGCGCATTCTTGTGAGACTCAGGAGTAACACCGGCACAGCAGCTTGCATCCACAATGATAGGAACCTCAGGCTTTGCCGTCTTCAAAAGCAGCGCATTTGTAATCACACAAATATCTGTGCAAAGCCCAATCAAAGTGATGGAACCAACATTCACAGGAAACAACGTTTGATAGATTCTTTGATTATAGTCTAACGTTGCATCAATGAACAACTCATAGCTACCAAACGTTTCCTTATGATAGATTTGCTCGTAGTCTGTGACAAAATTATTTCCGATTTCGTTTATCAACTTCCATCCGTCTGTTCCTTCAACGCAATGAACAATAGGAAGATGCTTGCCCTCCTGAGTATTAAGATAATCTTCATCATGAGTGTCCATTGTGTAGAATACCGGACCCTTCCAGTTTTTGATCTTCTCCACAACCTTCGGCACAATGGCCTGCGCTTCAGGAGTACCCAGCGAACCAGTAACAAAATCGTTCTGCATATCGACAACAATCAAGACATCAACCTTTGTCTTTTCCATTTAATTCACTCCAATCATAAAAAGTATAATCGTAAATCCGATCTGAAGAATGTGAAGAATCTGATCTATAAACAAACTGATCGTCAGATCATTTGCTTTTTCATTGTCTATTTCAGCATGAACCTTTGTATTTATGACAAGCAATCCAGTCCACCATATCAAACCATGATATAAACCTGTTTCTTTCCATGCCCACACAGAATACACAAGCAGCGGGAGCATCGTGGTGAACGACCATTGAAAAGCATGTTCGTATAGAGCAATCCTCCAATCGTGTTTGTACAGATCCTGTGGATAATTTTCTTTCCACCATTTCTTCTGTTTGAATTGCGCCAGAATCCCTTGTGTATGATAATCGTCATAAATATGAAGCCATATCATACTTAAAAACAGTACGATCCAAATCATTAGCCCCACCAATTAAACAAGGATGGGTCATACGTAGGCATCGGCAAATCCTTAAACAAATTCGCTTCATGCATCCGATCGATCTTAGCTGCAGTTGCGGTATCTCCACCAAACTCGCCAGTACGAATATACTTATCAAGAAAATCATAGGTGAAGCCAAAATTATCCTCGTCGGTTTTGCCAGTCAGCCCATCTGCAGGCGCTTTCTCGATGAACTTTTCAGGAAGACCCAACTCACGACCAACGGCTTTTACCTCAGTAACAGTCAGCTTACTGAGAGGACTGAACTGGCCAAATCCATCTCCTCCAACAGTTTGCCACCCGACGAAATTTTCTGAAGCGTTACAAGTGTTGGCCACTCGCCCATTCATACTCTGACTCACCATGAACAGAGTTGCCATACGGATTCGTGCCGGCAGATTTACACGAGCTTGCTTGGAATCACACAGACCAGCGATTCGACCCTTAGCCAACAACGTATTCACGGTCTCAGCGATATTGATCTCGAACGACTTGATCCCTAGATGCTTAACCAGCTCTCGCGCCACATCGATGTCTTCCTGTACACCCTGCGGCATCAGAACTCCGATCACGCGGCCATTGCCAAGCGCCTCGCAGCACAGAGCTGCCACAATGCTGGAGTCCTTGCCGCCAGAGATACCAATCACAGCATTGCAATCAGGACCATTCTTGCGGAAATAATTCCGAATCCACGTAATGATTTCATCCTTTGTCTTTGCTGCATCAAATTCATATTTACGCATATTATTTACCCTCCAGTTTCCACAGTTCTACATCGACACCTTGAAATGTAGTATCGATAATTTTCTTAACCGTATCCCAATCAGCCCCACCACGACAGCAACCAATCTTATATGGCATAGCAACCTTCCAGTTAAACTGTCTTGCTTGTTCTGCAACATAGACAAACGCTTCCATCAGAGCCCCAATCGAAGTGTACTGTGCGCCATTATAACCATATTTATCCTGACCAAAACAATTGGCGATATAGAGTTCTTTGCGGCCACCGTATACAGGGATGATCTGAGCCGTGCCAAGGAGTCCAGCGGTGTAGTCCTTGTGAAGCTCACATAGTTCGTGATATTGCTCATACACATTCAGAAACCGTTCGCGAACTTCTTTTGCAACGCCTGACCCCATTACACCCTGACAATTCACCTGATGACAGATAATATCTGCGTCAGAATCAAATACATTACCTTCTTTGATAACAACACTCATTAGAACTTCCCTTCCCACAGTCGGTCGCGGACTTCCTTCAAACTGTATTCCTTGACCATCGCGCCATTACGGAATACGGTTTGCAACAGATTGCCATCCGAATGAGCGGCATGATCCATCAGGCCATCAGTACAAACCAGCTTTCCAGAATCATCCTTCGTGACATAACACATACCCTTCAGACTCTTCTTAAAGTGATCAGTGTCGGTCTTGGGGTCCTTGAAGATCTGAATCTCCTTGCCATTGACCACGCCATAAGTTGCCTTGACTGCCATACCAAACGTATCACGGGTGAACGGCTTCAACTGACCATTCTGCTCGATGCACTGCATGGAGAAGGAACCAACGCCGAGACTGACATTGTTACAGGCAAAACCATGCTCCTTGAGTTCGGCATAAATCTTTTCACAGCGCTGCACAGTGATAGAGTCGCCATACAGAGCCTTTACATGAGGGTCGAGCACCTTATAACCCTTGCTGTTGACCGTGCCGCCGAAGATATCCCACAAATGATAGACGGTCTGCGTAACGATTTCGACCGGGTCGCCAGAATCACCACGAATCAGCAGTGTGCCATTGTGCGCCATGATCTCATCCTTGAGCTGCGGCAGAATGTTATCAACCAGATTCCAGTAATCATAGGAGTCAGACACCATGCTGAAACTCATATTGGGATAAAGCTCAGTCAACGCCCGGCGGATAAAAGTAATCTCGTCGCCATCGACTGCGAAGTTGGAACACATGACGCTATGCTCGGTACTAACAGCGCCAAACGCGACCGGCTCCTTAGTGCAATCACAGTGATACATTTCTTCCAGATACGGAATCGCAGGGACAGTAGCCGTATTCAGAAAACTCAGACACCAACCGGCGCTTGACTTAACTGCCGACTGCATACACTCCTGACCACGGAAACTGAAATCGCCCAGAGCATGAGCATGTGGCACGCCATCCTCCACGGTTTCATCGTAATACTTGTCCACGATATCGCGATACAGAGTTCCGACCGTTGCAGAAATCATCGGATGCCACAGCTCAGAACTCATAAAAGATTCAAGAAACTGCGGAACCCATGCGAAATCAGGATGCGTATTGCTCATCTCAAGGAACGGCACATGGATGGGGCAACGAGTGCCTTCTGGCAGCGCCTTGATCTCGACAGGAAGATAGCCCAGGTCATGCAGGGCAGCAATCTTATCGATATCATAAGCGTCCTTGCCAATGGTTGCGTCCAGGACACGCTGATAATTTGAGACAACCCACTCCTTTGGGAAATCAAAAAACCAACGTTTAAAATAATTCTGCAGATAATTCTTGCAGAACGCCTGAACACCAAACACAACGACTTCATCCACGCCATCCAGACGGCTCATGCGCGGAGTGAAATAACTAACCAGCTTAGTAGTGCCAGCCGGGAACTGCTTACTATGAGTCGTCTTGTAGAAATCGCACAGCAGCATAGGGTTAATATTGATCATTTTAAATTCTCTCCTTTACTTTACTGGGTCGTCTGGTCTAAAAAATGCGGGGCGCTTCACATTCGGATGCGCTTCATCGACATACGCCTCATACACTGCATTAAATTCAAATCCAAAATTATCTTTGATAAGAGGTGTTTTAATATACAGTGTTGCATAATAATCTGACGAATCAAAAAAACGACCACCAATTTCAATATCTTTGAACTTTCTCATTCATGTTCCTCAGATATACTTCATATTTAGCCCTTCAATAATTCTTTTACAACCTGCCCTCCATCGATTCCAAGGCAGTTTCCATACTTCTTTTGAATTTTTTCGTACTCTTCTCTTGTGCAGTTAACCTTGAAAGACATTTTATCTTTTGATGTATGAATATGGAACTGGACGTATGAACCATCATAGTTGCCAGACAGTTCATGACAAAAATCTTCTTTCCACTTTTCATCAAGAGAGTCGTTTAGCATTTCATCAACGTAGTCAAAAACATAATTTTTGTCGGTATGAAGATTTGCAATCAACTGTTTTAAAATCCAAGTAAATTCGTCAGTTACTTGACGTTTTTCGACATCATTTTTAACTTCTCGAAGCACACTCAGCCTGTAAAATTGATCGTTTGCACTATAGGTCATAGCAACCGGAGCAAGCTGCCAACCAAAATCCCCGTCTGTATTAAAATGGATATCCAATGTCCAAATTTCCATATTAGTCCTCATCCCACTTGTGTTCAAAAACAGTGATCTTGTCGTGGTTTCCGGTGAAGATACTGTCCGTGGTATAGACCATATGAATCAGCTCTGGGTCGTCAAACAGATGGCCGCTCTCCTTGTCCAGAATACTGTTCTCGCAGTGGCTGACATACATATCGATATCACCAGTACCCAGTTCCTTCAGCTTCTTGGCCGAATAGAACATGGTACCGCCGTAAGAGCAGATATCATCGATCATCAGCACTTTGCCGCCCTTGGGAGGATAGCCGGTGACATCCAAGCCGAGAATCTTTCCGGTCTTCCACTCACGCTTCTTGTCTCCGTGAATGATATAAGCCTTACAACCCACACGGTCCAGTGCCCAGTGAACAGTTTCCTCATATCGTTTCATTGCCCCGGCATCCGGGAAGTAGATTACATCAGGCTTGCTTTCTTCGATCGCCTGACAAATCTCACGAATCGGAGTGTGTACTTCACAACGATCGATAAGAGCCGGAGCCACATCGCTGTGAGGATCAAATACAACAACGCGGTTGAATCCGCACCGATTGATCTCATCGGCAAACCACTTGAGAGTAAACACATCCTCGTCGTGATAGGCGCGATCCATACGAGCGTTCGGGATATATGGCATAAACAGCTCGGTCTCTGCTCCGTTATCCTTTGCGTCCTTTGCGATCATAATGACCGTTGGGAGCTCTGCCATGGATTCAAACGTCCAAACGATACTGATCGCATTGAGATAATTGATGGTAAGATCCTTCTTAATCAGCGGAGTGCCATCAGGGAAAGAACTGATTTCATAATAATTTGCTTTGACCATATTGAGCCTCCTTAGACCATGTAGTGAATGTCTCTTTCACGAGCACGAGAAATGATGACCTTGGCCACGCCATTATCCTTTTCAAAGGCTTCATAGCGATCTTTTTCATCCTCTACGTTCTTGGAATACGGATTGACCACATCAACCTTCTTGCCATCAATGAACTGCTCGCCGTTGGCAGGGTTATACTGGATATCCTCGGTGTTGATGTAGCAATCAGGCCAGAAGCCATCCTTCAGCTTGATCTCAAAATAGATACGCTGTGCACCATTGAACATATCAAAACGCTTGGTGCAGGATGTACGGTAACCATCCTTAAATAAAACAGTGAGCTTGTAACTGGTCTCGTTCATATTGATGATATTCAGATCCTTGATAGCCTCTGCGAATGGAGTACCCAGATTCAGTTCAAAGGCAATAGACCGCAGGCAGTCGTAGTTCAGATCGATCTTGCCAGAAAAATCGACCACAGCTGGGATCTGATCGTAATACTTTTCTTCGAGCTTATCTTTGAGATAGGTTTCGACCTCGTCAGCGCCCGGGTAATCGAAGCGGAAGTGATAATGGAAGCGGCCGGGACGGTTGACCAGATAATCGTTCAGGCCATTGAGCTGGTTACAAGTGACAACGAAAAGCTTTTTGCCCGCGCTGGTGCCATCAAACAGACTCAGCATTGTATCCTGCGGATTTTCATTGTCCCGGGACTTGAAGGTCTTATCAAACTCGTCAAACAGGATCATAACTTCCTGATTGATGGATTCGATAAAATTGGCGATACCGCCGATATAGCGGTTAGCCAGAATTACAGGATAGCCCCGCTTAATGGCCTCGATTGCAATCATCTTAGCGGTCAGAGATTTGCCGATGCCTTTATTGCCGCTGAGAATGACACCCAAGTTGCGGTTGAACGCTTTGAACGAATTCAACACTTTAGCAACCTTGCCACTCTGGACACCATACACCTTTTCGTTGATGACCATATCAGGGCGGCGGGACAGATAGAAACCGGTCATCTCAGAACAGTGGATATCATAGGTACCCGCCGGGATCTTGTCATACGCCTTCATATCGTCGCCATACAGGAACAGATTGCTTGCGCTTTCAACAACTTTCATTTTTGATACTTCCCTTCTCAGTTCAGCTCTTCCAGCTTCTTCATCAACTGCTCGACATCCATATCTTCCAGTTCCTTGTCCTTCTTCTTTGCCACGATCTTCATAATCTTATCGCGCTGCGCCTTCTTTTCGGCAGCATTTACACGAGCCTCAGACTCGGCCAGCTTGACAGATACAATGTACTTGACCAGCTCGATCTTATTTGCCAGTTCAGTATCTTCGGCGCTCTTGACAGCCAGCAAAGAATCCTCGTCGGCAGTCTTCTTCTGGCGATTCAAAGCCTTAAAGATTGCATCCAGAGCCTCAACATTCAGGTCCCACAGATCCTCAACAGTCATGACGCCCTTGTAGGTAAAACGGTAACGATTACGAGTTGCGATTTCAAACAGATTCTTTTCCATAATGTTTCTCCTTTACAAATTACAGTAACGACCGACAAACAAAACATTTTGCCGCGCCAACAAACATATCATCAGTCCAATGTTTACGATAGTTGTCTTCTTTGATTCTGTAGTAGTCTCCAACTTGTGAAATTGTAACAATTTTTCCAGCAAGTTTCATTCTTTCTTCTAATGACCACTTGACTGTTATAGTATATCCGGGATTGTTATTCCGATCTCGCATATGATACTCTTCGTATTGCACAAAATTATCGATTAAGCGCACCTTATCCCCAACTTTGTAACGAGCCATTAAATCACCACTTTCAGAACTCTCTCAGTAGCGCCCTGAACCTTGACAACAAAGGAATCATGCTTCGTCTCAGAGAAGCCAACGCCGGACAGCTGGTCATCTACCGACTGGACTGCCATCTGAGAACCGAGAGCCTCAAATACTCGCTTATGCTGTAACAGTTCCGCCTTCAGAAATTCATTGTAGAAGCCATTGGGCTTTTCAGGGTTGACACAATCCTTGAGCATGAAGAAATAGTGACGGTTGCCATTACCAGTCTGTTCGTCCCAGTAGTTCGGAGAGTACATCACCACAGACACAGGCACGAACTGATTGGAATTTACACCCCAGATCTCACGGGTTCTAGTAGAACTGGGCAGCAACTCCTTGATAGAGAATTTGCCATCCTTCAGCATGACTTTTGCCACGGCGACATTCTGACCCTGATGCAGCGGCTTATCATAGTTAAACGAGTAGATGTTGCCATCAAATTCGATTTCAGCACGGAAACCAGTTTTACCACCACGATTAGCGTAGCAGTTTACATAGAAGCTGTACTCGCCTTCCTTCATCTTTTTGATGTCAGGCCAGGTGATATTCTCGACCGCAGCTTTACCCTGATTAGGACAACGGATATCAACATCTAGGCGGCCATCAGTACGAGGATTCCACTTATCGCCATAATAGATATGATTCTTATCAGGTTCAATGCAATGAGCATCCTCATCGTTTTCATCCCACTCGCTCGACTTATCGTTCCACTGAATAGAGAAACGCAGCACGCCATCAACTTTACCGCCAGCGTTCTTGACGTTCTCGCGGATCTGACTGTCGGTCACATTACCGGTATATGCCCAGCTGAAACCATTCGGCCACTTGAACATGCTCGGCGCAGTCTTATCCTGCGGAGCAATCAGAGACATCATATTCTTCTCGAAACGATTCTCCACGAACAGCTCCAGCCCAGTCGCAGTCGGCAACACGTCTTTGATAAACTTATCGATGCCAATTTCTTCTGCGCGGCCAAACTTCTTAGGATCAATCGCAACAGTCTTAGCCATTGCCTCAAACGGATTTGTAGCACCAACAATACGAGGAGCAGCATCACGGTTGCAAAACAGGATATTATTGGCGGTGATATCGTCCAGAGTAGCAAACCGACGACCCAGACTGTTCATATAGCCCAGCTCAGTGACGGTTTTCTGTGCATCCTCCAGCATCTTCTTAGTGAAAATTGCTTTTGGACGCTTATAGTTTGCAGGAGCAACAACTTTCTCAAAGGCAGTAACGGCTGCATCCACGTTCATACCATCACTCAGATTTACCAGCAAAGTACCGATAGCGGTGTTACGGATACGAAGTTGTCCCATATCGCTCCACGCCGGTGCCAGCCAAACATAAGCGGCCTTGTTCTCAGCCGGAGTATTATTGTATTCAATCTTGTTAGTCTTGAATACCTTGACGGCGTTTTCAAACTCCTTGCCGCGATACAGACTATTCTGAGCAATCAGCTCTAGCACAGTATCAACAGCCTCCATGGTTAGCTCTTCCAGAGAACGCTTGAACACGTTTGCGGAGTCACGCCACTGTGCCATCTTGGTAGCCACGTCATCTCCACTGGTAATAAAACGCTGCGGAATCTTGACTGCGAAATGATCCCAAGTATGCACATCCTTGTGGTTTTCATCGTACTCGTAGTTCATCTCGGTGCCGAACATGTTCCCAGAACCAATCATATTGCGACTGACAAAGTACGGATTCACAATGGTGCGGCTCTTTACATAGGCGGCCAGTGCATCAACAACAGGCTGATACTTGGCAGACTTTGCATCGAAATCCCAGATGGAAATCAAATTATAATTCTTGTCAAACGCCACCAACTTGCCGATATTCTTTACAAAACGGCGGCAGCAGGAACAATCGTACTCGCGCCGCTTACGGAACAGCTCATTCGTGCCAGCCGGGAAGCTGTCAAGATACAGATTGTACAGTTCATCCTCGTCAGCGTCAGTGACAAACAGGGGATTCTCACTCTTCACCATCTCATTGAAGTGGTCCTGCAGCAGCGCACGAAATTTCTTGAAATCAGACATTGTTATTATTCTCCTTTAATTTTTCAATTTTATTTGTAACTTCAAAACTATGCCAAACCCAACTGTATTTATCCGTCCATACCTCGCCAGTCGGTTCCCCGTCAACGATATCGGTCATTCTATCAGCCCCGGGTAAATCTGCCATATTGAAAAGACATTCTTTTGTCTCTTCCTCAATAAATGCAGCCGCATCTTCCTTTGAAGTAAAAAAATCAGGCTGAAAGATTTCGCCATCTGAACTGCATTCGATTACGCACCAGATTTCATTCATACAATCACCTCACAACAATGATTTGCAACAAAGCGGCTTAACTGGTTCAAGCATTTCATCGCTCCATGACCAAAGACCGAATCCTTCTAAAACATATGTAATGTAGCAATGTGAAACCGTTGTAATCTTACCAGCGTAACTACACATAGCACTATTAACTCCGGGACTAAATCCCCATCTTGTTCCACTTACCATTTTGTAACTTCCGGACTCATGAAGATCTGGGCGGACTCTAACTTTGTCGCCGGGTTTATACTTGTATTCCATTTCAAATCCTCACAACAAACTTTTGCAAATCAAGTTCTTTGGACGATCAAACATTTCATCTGTGTAATAATATGTTTTTCCATCCTCAAGAATTTTGTATCGACCGTTTGCCTTGTGAGAAATATGTACAATTTGTCCACGATAACCTACTTGTCCACGTCCACTCCATGATGTCTCAATGCCATTGGCATCCGGTTCTGGACCAGATCTCATATAATAAACTACTCCAGATTGAAGATCTTCCCTGACGCGAATTGCTTCTCCATTTTTATATTTGTATTTGCTTTTCGACACGCTCTTCTACCCCTTTTCATAATAAACTTCTACATGTAAACGGCTTTTTAGATTCTTCGAACATTTCATCTGCCCAATATCTGGAATTTTCTTTTACTCTGTAACACATTGCACTCCCACAACAATCATAGCTCTCAATTGTGACTTGTTTTCCTCGAAGATTTTCCATAGAAGGAGTAGCAATAATGGCATCATATGGAGTTTCTCCTGACAACATCTTGTACCCTTCACGATGTGATAAATCTTTTCTAACTGTTACTTTATTTCCGGGTTTAAACTTATAGTTCATAGTTCATTCTCCTTCAAACCAGTCAGAAACATTCTCAGAGACTTCATCAAGTTTTTCTTGATCCATTTTGATATATCTCATCGTAATACGCTGATTACTGTGGTTAAATTTGTTTTGCAGAATACTCACAATGTTCGCTTCATCAACTGTGCCTTCTGCACTCTGTAACGCGGCCATAGCATAAGTTTTACGCATAGTGTGAGTAGATAACTCAATATTCAAACCACACGCCTTACCAGCTTTCTTCAAAAGGTTACTCACCGATCTAACATTAAGCTGTCCACCTTTCCTGCTCTGGAAAAGAAGCGTGTCACGGTCAATTCGAAAACTAATTGCCTGATAATATTCTCTTAACGCTTCTTTTGCCATATGAGAAATCTTACACACGTTTCGCTTGCCGGTCTTCTTCTCGATCAGCTCAATATGATCTTTTACATGAGCGTTCTCATAATAAACATCAGCCGTTTTAAGCTTCAACAAATCGCCGCATCGTACACCAATTGAACAACCGAGAATAAACATCGTTTTGTTTCTAAGCGCGATTTCTTCATGTCCATTAGACCCAAGGTAATCAACAATCTTCTTGAAATCTTCCTTTGACTTGATGGGATCTGCCGGGGTTGGTTTTCTGCGCCCATCCTTGAGATAAAGACTGTCCGTCCGACGAGGTTTCCGTGCTTTTTTCGTTGCAGTGGCACTTTTGACGGCCTGCTGAATAATTCGTTCAATATCGTCCTCTGTAACAACGAGTTTTGCAGGCTGATCTTCAACTGGGAAAAGAATGGTTTTTCGTGCCACTTTCTTTGCGGTTTCTGCCATTAAAATTCACTCCTTTACAAAAGACTTTTACATGTAAATGGTTTTGGAGACTCAAACATCGTGTCAGTCCAACTCCAATATTCGTTGTCCTCACAGAGCGTATAAACACCGTATGTTTGGCGATCGATTGTCATAAGTTGACCACGGTATCTTTCCATATCTTCATTAACTCCCGGATCGCAGCCATAATTTTCGCCGCTTTGCATTGGATATTCTGCGCCGGCTGTCAAGTCTTTCCGAATTCTTACTTTTTGTCCAATTTTATATTTGTAATCCATAATCAATCTCTTTTCTAAATTGTGAGTAACAGTTTGGCTAGAAGAACATTTGCGAGACAATATGGAGGGATCTTTGATCCCGGAAGCATGGTCGAGTAAATGTTCTGATGGCCAATGAGTCGCAGTGATGGCAGCCGCGATCTCCAGCTTTGCTGGGATCTAGGCTGCGGAACGGAGACTCCGCTCTTGCGAACCAATTTGATCCGTAGCTCAGAAGGGCGAGGCTGCCAGTGGTTCGGCAGCCCATGGAGCCCGTATGAGCGCGCAATGGTATTCTTCATAACTGTCGGTCATCCGGCAGCTCGCGACGTAAAACGCCCGATATTCAAAAGAGATTACAATATATAATTACTTGGATTCTTTGTCCTGTTTTCGCAGTTCATCAACAAGACATTCCAAACAGCTCTGTAGAGCGTCGTGTCCGGCATCAAGCATTGCCTGATGAATATTCACTTCAAAATCGCACAAAAGATCTGCACATAAGCTCATATCCTCTGCATCGATTTCTTTGATGCCAAGCTCCTTGATTGCGTTTGCAACGTCGGTAGGCCCCCAATAGACCATTGCTCTGTGATCGTCGATATCCAACATGTCAACTGGACACCCAATGGATTCCTCTACGACACTTGCTGCTTGATCGAGCAATTCAACTGGAGTGCCGCCATCTCTACACATCATTTCAATCATTAGAAAACAACTCCTTCTTTTGGTTTTAAGTCAGCTTTGAGCATTGCCATCATATCAACACGATACTTTTCGTTGTACCGAGAAATCACCGTGTCGACCGCTTCTTTTTCTACCATACGGTAGTAATTCAACTTGCCATTAAACTGCTGCAAGTCTTCAAGATCCCACGTTTTTCCTTCTTTCTTGCAGACGATGTAATTAGACGCCATCTTCTTGAAGTCCTTAAAATTGCGCCATCCAACTGTGATATCGTTATTGGCGTTCCACATCAGACCGAGCATCCAATTTTCGCTCGAATGCCGATTGCCATAATGCGTTTTTTCTTCATTCAAAGTAAACGGAGCATTGATTGCGTCCAACGTCTCTTTGATAATATCCTGCATTTCCATCGGGTCAAAACTCAAATAGCAGCTGATGGTGATATCGTCTGCATATCTGGTGTATGTAAAAGTGCGAGAAATGCCGTCTTTCATGGTATATTTGTAAGAAAGCTTCTTATTTAACATATAATCAAACGGGATCATCATAACGTTCGTGATCCACGGACTGATTGGCGTTCCCTGCGGAAGACCGCCGTTCAAGAAGCACAGACGCATCGCTTTAGTCAGCTGGTTGTATCCATTTCGATCCTTCATAATGAGAGAAAACGGATAAATCTTGCTGAACATGCCGTAGATAAACTCAGGAGTGGAACTCGGGAAGAACCCATGAAAGTCAAACTTGACAGCCCAGTTGTTTTCATAGGTGACGATCTTTTCTTTCCCAGTCTCACGATCTTTTACTGTATATCTGTGTCCTGCCTGATGCTTTTTAATTGCACTCAGAGTGCCGCGCCCGTTGATATATGCGTGTGCTGCCGTGTGATAATCGGCAATCATGAAACTTTTTAACAGCGTCCGCAATTCAACCAACGCATCGCTCAGTTCATTGTTCGGTGCATCAATTGGACGAACGCCACCAGTCTTCTTGGGAATTTCAAAGTGATAGTAATACGTCGACAGGTCACGTACTGCTTCAAGACGAGCGTATTTCTGATTGAATTCCGTCAACTGCGTGATCATACTAGTGACATTCGTGATAGCCACCAAGCGATCATTCAACCCATTACGCTGTACAGTTCGAGTAGAAGTTTCATCGCCAGAATATTTCAACTGGTTCACGTCAACGACTCCGCTAAGGATTTCATCAAACGTAATCTGCCTTGTTCTCGGCGGATTCCAATAAGTAACGTACATATGTTTACCTCTTCTTCTAAATCGTGATCTAAATGGTGGTTTGTATGCTCAGGGAGGTGCCTTCGACGGGACGTCTTCCTGCGAGTTTGCGTTTTGAGTTCATTGCCGGTACGTGTCTACGTTGATTATTTCGGTCTACGAATCAACATACCTGCAGAGTCGACGTACGTCGCATGCGATCACACGCCTCGGTTTCCCGGTGGGATGTATATGATCTTACCTTTACGAACCTGTCGGTCATCCGGCAGGACTGTATATTTCAACAGTAATTCATCACGATTTTTTTATTTATTCTTTATGCAGCCGTAACATTAAAAGTGTACGGATTTGCAACGATCATTTTCTTCAAAGGTGCGATATTGGTCGCGAAATTGATAAAGTTCGTAACCGCCAAACAACACACGAAACGAACAGTCGGGGCGAGACCCTGAACGATACCACATGCGGAAACCGGAGTTCCAGCCTGCGCATCCTCATGAGAGAAATTCATAGAGTTCCATAAATTCTCTCGGTCTTTTTCCTTGCTCCAATCCGCTGCCCAGCACTGTGCATCATGGAACCCGGTGCGAATATCGAACACACCCTTGATATTCGGATTATATTTGTTTGCCTCCATGAACTGCTTGCGAATTTCGATATTGTCAACCGCGAGGAATACATAACCGCGAATCATCTCGCCCTGCCAACCATTCGGCTTCAGAACAATTTCATCTTTGGCATCAGGATTGATGGCGCAGATAATATCGCGAACCGCCTCGACTTTCGGAGCTTCAATATTGTTGGCGAAGAACATCTGGTTGACGATATTCTTCGACTCCACAAAGTCCATATCCCACAGCGTGAAATTCTTCAGACCATACCGTGCGAGAAGTTCCGCCACAGTAGAGCCAACCGAACCACAACCAATAATGTGGATCTGGCCGCTGATATCATCGGGGTTGAATACCATTTCAAGTTTACTCAGATTCATTTTGTAGTCCTTTCTTTAATTGTCATACGGAAAACAGCTGGAATTCCAGCACGTATCAAGATCTTCTGGATTCTCTTTGTAATAATTGACCAATGGATATCGAGTCTCAGACACTTCGTTGACTTTCGGAGCCGCTGCGCCAGTTACCGTCTTGATTTGCGGCACTGGCGTTTGCGTGGCAACTGTTTGCGGGTACGTTTTTTGCGGCGTAACTGCTTTACCATAATAGGTGCCTGCTCCATAAGCTCCGTAATTTGCGACTGTGCTTGCGACATATACAGGGCGCTTTCGAACCGTTTTGTCTGCATCCTCGAGAAATCGAGTCGAGTCAAAATCTCCAACAGTAACCTTGACATCGGCTCCCTCATAGATGACATTGTCGGCCAGATCAATGACGCGAACGTTGTACTGCCGCTTCTTGTTCCAAATCATAAAAATCTGATAACTCGTCGGCTTGAGTCCGTCAATGAATCGCCACTGATCCTCCATATCGCGACTGCTCGGCGTTACACCGAAATCGACATGGCTGTGTCCCTGAAATCTCAGGTTACGAATTGTTTCAACAGGCAGTGCCTGAAACCACTTTGAAAATTCTTCCTGATCAGTGTCTACGGTGGTGCCAGTCACGGTCTGAGGATACAGTAGAATCTTGGTAATCTGAAAATGCGTCTTATCGATACGATTTACGATGCCGCGCCATGCAACCTCGCAATCGAAGTGATCAATCAACGCAAACATCTGAGAATACGCTTCATAGGTGAAATTCACCTCGACAGCATCCTTCTTAACAGACGCAAAATTCTTCTTGTATGAGAAAAAATCCGTCTTAACCCTACCGGTCTTATACAGCTCCTGAACAAATTCACGTGCCATATCTGCTACAACCTGCTCCGTGATGTTAATGGGCTTCATCTTCAGCGACCTCCTTCTTTACTGCTTCTGCTGATGCTGCTGCGTCCTTCTCGTTCTTGAGAATGTCAAACACTTCTGCCACCGTGTACAGGTTACCCGCGTTATCCTCGATACACTTACGAGTTTTGATATAGGATTCGTCGAACAAATCATACATGAGATCGCTTACAACGGTGCCATCCTTCCAGTTGAGAGATGCACTTGAACCAATAATCGTAGTCAGGACGCCAATGTAATCGTGTTTTACACTAAGCGCATTGAGCATCTCTCGATAACCGCTATAGCACGCATGCCGATCGATATGAGGCTGACGAATACGATCCTTCATCAAATCAGAGCGACCTTGCATATCAGAACCACGAATTGCTTCAACCTTGCAGCTGGAATACAATCGCCATTCACAGTAGGTGCGAATAGCGAACCGATGGGTCTTCCAAATTGACACAAAGAAATCTTTCGTAAGTTCCGTGTCATACGGCGAACGCTGAAAAATGTAGCTTCGACTATTTGCCTTTTTCTCAACACAAGTGCGGAACTCGCCCTCATCACAATCGTTAAGCGTGCCAACATAACCAATAGAGATTCGATCACTATTGGAGTCAAGATAAACCAGCGTCTTGCAGCGCTTCAGGAAATTAACAATTGCAGCTTCGTCATCCTCAGTGCAGCAAGCACGGTCCATGATCATAGTGAGTTTAAATTGAGCTTCTTCAAGACTTTTATTTCTCTCACGGATAGCGTTATATTTATCTTCGATATCATTTTGGATTTCACGAATGTATCGCTCCTGCCGAGAAATTTCGTTGGCATAGTCCTTCTTGCAGAATCCCTTCAGAGCGCCACGCAACTTCTTACCATAGAAATCGCCAGTCTCGTATGCCTTCTCCATGTATTTGCCGAAAGCTTCGTTGTCCTGATCATAAAGAGTGCGCAGCATCGCCTTCTCATCATCAGTCAGCGGCTGATCAGCGAAAAACCACGGCATCAGATTGGGTAAACAACTCGCCGCCATGTGCATGGCCTGAATCAGATTCTTCTTGGCACAAACAACGACAACACCCTGCTTCTTTTCATTCTGATATACATAGACGTTGCCATTCTTATCGATGTACTTAGCTGCGACATCCATGATCTTCCAACCGGCAGCTTCGTAATCCGCATTGTACTTCTTGAACTCAGAAATAATGGCGTCTGCTTTCTTATCGTCGATCGTCTGAAACATGATGCCAAATTTCATCTGATTGAAAGCATTATCTTCATGAACGAACATGTCCTTAGTGAACTTTTCGTCGTCGCCCATATAGAACTGTTGGCAATCAATAATTGACTGAATGCGATGTCCTCCCGAAATAGAATGCTTGATACGGTCATCATTGATCAGTACGCGCAGTACGGACAACATCACATTATCATTGAGATCGCTATTGTCACAATTCAAAATCAACGGATATGCTTCGTCGCAATCTCTCGAACCGATCTTGCTGGAATAAGCTGTGAAAGCCATATGTATTTCCTCCTATTTAATTTCAAAGCCCAGATACTGGACACATATAAGGCAGACTTTAACCGGCCTGCCAGCGGCTGCAGTGTTTAGAATATCGTTGTAACCAATAACGAATTCAGCGGTTTATTTTCGAATTAGTGCGATTAGTTCATACCAGTCGCATTGTCGTGCTTGGAGATGGAGGCCAGATACACCTCATCGCCGACGCCCAGCTCAGACAGCGGAGTGTTCAGCTGTGCCACCGTCAGAATGCAGCCATCCAGAGTGCTCTGGCCATTTGCGTAGTTCACACCATGCTTTGCGAACACGTCCTTCGGGGTCATGCTGGTAGCAACAACGTCCTCGATCTTGTCGTCATTAGTGGTAACCCAAATCTTAATCATAGTATGTACTCCTTTTTAATTTGAAAAATATCGTTTACTCGTTAAAATGCCGGACGTATTGCGCAGGAACATCCGGCGTGGAACCTCGGCGGCGCTCTTACTCAGCGGCGCTCTTACTCAGCGTCTGCGTCCTCACCATCGATAGTGATTGCAGCATTCATGGCAGTCTCATCAGCGTTGATGGACTCCATAGCGGCTGCGATCTGCTCCTCGATCTTGGTGCCGTGAACAATGGTCAGACCGATCATGTCGCGAACCCACTCCTTGATCTCTGCCTCAGACTTCATGCCAGCAGGAACAGGGCGGCTCAGAGCAGCAACCTTATTGCCAGTGACTGCATCCTGAGCAAAAGCCACGCCGAACTTGCCGATATCATCCTTAGAAGCAACAGCAATGGCGCTCACAAGCTTCTTCTCCTTGCCCTCGCCCTCATACAGCTTCAGAGCCTCGGGACGGAACTTCTCGACCTTCTTCAGGGTAGCGACATCGTAAGCGGAAGTGACGAACAGGGTGTTGATCTTAACGTTAGCCTTCATGATTTTTTCTCCTTTGTAATTAAAGATTGATATGTAAACGGGCAATCACCCGTTGTACCTTATGCAGTTTGCAGTAGCTCCTTCATATCATCCAGAGCTTCGTCCCATGTATCGGCCGACTGAATAAACTGACCACTATCCGCCGATACGATTTCATAGTGGTCGTCAACATACTTGATAACCATTTCTTCGCTCCTTTATATATTTAAGTTATGTTTGTATGACCAAAAAATAAAATCACAGAAGTGATTTGCAAGTAAGTTTTGTTTGACACGGCTCCCAAAATCTCTGCGGGCACCAAGTAATCGTTGTTTCTCCACTCGTAAATGGGTCTAACATCTCCACGACTGGGCAAGTTCCATCAAATCTTACGATGCGCCCTCTTTTGTGGCGATTCACATCGTCTTTAGACACTTCATTGCCGATTCTGACTAATTGCCCAACATGTAAATCGTATTTCATACAACTGTCTCCTCTGTAATTGTCCATGTGTGACGATAACCAGCCGGAACATCTGCGACACGCGCTCCCCAATCGTCAATGTAGCTATCTCGCATACTTTCTGCATCATTTATGTCGTGTTCGTTCAAACACTCTAAGAACAAATCTTGCATCCGATCTACCGCGTCTGCATGATTCGCATAAATGTGCTCAACACCAGCAAACGCCCACTCGTCTGGATTTTCGACACAGTCATAAAGAACATAAACCTTCACGTCATCACCTCGCGATCATAACATTTCACAAAACTCGCCAAGCTTGATCCACAGCCAATATGTAGACTGATCCATTCGAACGACATCAGGAACACCGCGAATAAGCGCCCACTCATGCGCCATCTTAAACAATCTTGCACACGCTGCTTGTTCCTGTTTGGTAAACTGTTCGTTCCAGAGCCTACGGCGAGTACCACTGTTCCAACGAGCACCTTCCCGAGTTTCGCAAACAAACATAAACGGAATCGTCTCGAGAACTTCCTCATGTGACATGGTGATCATAATGTTTAGCTCCTTTCATTTTCAGTTGTAGGGCTGAGTTCTTTTACTTTGTCGACTGCATAGTCGATTACATCAGTGACATATTCAGTGGCGTTGTTGATATTATCTTGTGTAAACATATCAGCAGCGAGCATTTTATAACAGGTCTTGGAAGAAGGAGTAAAGACAAGAATCGCTAGGCTCACAATTGCCGCAATTGACACCTTTACAACAATCTTGCGCTCTCTTAAAACATCTTCATCCTTTTCTCCATAACGAACGAAATCATGCAGCCAATCAAACAACAAAAAACCAGAGATAGAAACAAAACCAATAGAAGCGAAAAGCGCCAAAAGCTGAATGGTATCAGCCATACCAATCAGATAAAACACCCACGGACTGATAATAGAATTCATACGGCTGCGCCCTCCTCTTCAATTGCTTCCAAGAGCTTTTTCTTAATTGCATCGCATAGATCGGACATGACATTCTTCTTGTTTTCTGTCGTAAGGGTTTTGTCTCTAAGAATATAAAAACGAGTGATAGCAAGAAACCCATTTGCGACATAATCAATGATCGTATCGTTTTCGGCATTCTCTCCATCGTCAGCATAAACACCGGCTACGTATTTATCGTCCTTAGTTTCAATAATAATCCTCATATTGCTTAGCTCCTTTCATTTTTTTGTGTGTGGATATTTGAATAGTGGTGCGCCCGGCGGGACTTGAACCCGCACGCCATCTCTGGCAGAAGATCTTAAGTCTCCTGTGTCTGCGATTCCACCACGGGCGCATATAAAATTAGGTACACCTGCACTCCCGATTCTCCAAGCAGGACAACTTCCATTTCGGACCACTATATCCGAAACATTAGGGCGCAACAAGGAAGTCGTGGCTATTTTGTTGATCGTACTTTTACCACTATGTACCTATTGGTGCCGCAAAGCTGAGTCGAACAGCTACTGTGCTCACATCATCATCCTCTACCCTATCCTTGTCATGACTAAGGATTCGCTGTAAAGAAATCACCATGATTATTGCATTACCTCTTGCGGCATATAAAAGAAAATCAGAAACAGCCAACATTCGTTTTACGTTCCAGTTTACTGGCTACCTGAAGAGTATTCGTCCGACAGCTACTCGGCTTGCACCTTATTCCCCTTCCTATTTGGCTCAGCATCATTTACCGGTGTGATGCCTGTCGTTTGCCAATGAACGGCCAATCCCCGATCTAGCTGGAACAACTGATTTTCTATGGAGCGACTGACGGGGTACGATCCCGCAACATTCAGATTGGAAATCTGACGCTCTGCCAATTGAACTACAGTCGCATATAAACCCGGCTTACTAAGCCTTATTGCCACAGAATGCACCATGGAGCCGGGAATAACAAGGAAGAAAAGAGGTAAAGCCCGAATAGGAGGAATGAGACCCTATAAGCGGGCATCGGAGTGACTGGTTGGACTTGAACCAACGGCGCGCAGTTAGCTTGCTGCTCTACCGTCTGAGCTACAGCCACATAAGATACTCGGCTTACAAAGGTCAACTGCACTCTTTCAAGTGAGCCGAGAATAATTGACGAAGAAGTATAAAAATGAACTCCCCCTTTCGGGGTGGTATCTCGCACAGGCGCGGCCGGATCTGACCGCTAAAGATCCTACCCATACGAGATTGGTGCTCACAAGAAGACTCGAACTTCCACGTCATAAAAGACAAGGGACCCTAAAACCCTCGCGGCTGCCAGTTTCGCCATGTGAGCATATCAAGAGCAGGATTGCGTACCTGCTACGACTTGTTCAGTCACGGTGATTCATGTCTGGAACCCATGAGCCACTAAATATCTGTGAGGAAAAGGAGATTTTTGGGCGACGCAACTCACCCATGGTGTTTCGGATGGGACTTGAACCCACATGCTTTCGCAGAAGTTTTTGAGACTCCCCTGTCTGCCGATTCCAGCACCGAAACATATTTGCTCGTCTTTCCGAGCTGCCACACAGTTTTTAGATCTTGTGTTGATCTCAGGACACGGGTTTAACGTCTCCGTTCCGACGGGGTTACTTCATATCGTTCAGTACAGGGATGCTGGCATCACCGCCGACATAAGTAGGAAGCTTACCGTCCCACTTTTCATACATCTGCTGCTGAATCAGCCGGTCACTTAGAGACTCAGAGATGATTTTATTCGCCTCGGCTTCTGCGTTCGCCTTGGAAATCTTGGTCTGATTCTCAATCTCCTGCGCCTCGTCATTGCGCTCGGCCACAAAGGACTTGTTAATAGCATCCTGAACAGACGCATCGTCGTACTCAATGCCATCCTTCATACCAAGGACAGTAATCGTGATACCGCGCTCTGCAAAATACTCAGTCACATCCTTGCGGACATAGTCCATGATCTCGGCCTTCTTCTCAAGGATCTCATTCATGGTGTACTTAGCGCACATTTCAACAAAGTCAGCTTCAACACGAGCACGGATTTCAGTATCCATAATCTCAGAGAGTTGCTTGTTGTTGTAGGAATACAGGAACTTGACTGCATCGTTTTCAGTGTAAATCTGAGCAGAGCAATTCATACCGACGGAGAAGCCAATAGACTCCTTGCTTTCGGCAGAGATGGACTGGTTGACAGTGCTGGTACCACTATCCTTGCCCTCGGACCATTCACGAGTAACAGGGGTTCTATTGACGACGACCAACATGTTATCCGGAACCCATGTACCAATGATGTCAGTCGGCGACAGATGTCGCTTCGAGTAAGTAATGTACACCTGCTTGGCTGCAACCTTTGCCTCGGCGAGCATTTCCTCACTCTCAAAGGACGCCTGTTTTCCCCCGCCCTCAGAGAGTGAAATCAGAAATGCAGTTTCATGAGGTTCGATTGTATACACCTCTTTCTTGGTGCACCCCGTAAAGGTCAGCGCCATCACGATTGCGCATGAAACTACGAAAATCTTTTTGAACTTCTTCATTCGTTCCTCCTTTTAATTTTTGAATAGAATATATACCACAGCTCCAATCGCAAGCGACAGAGCTACAGACACCGAAAGAGCTAACTCACTGACACGTCCGTAAAGAGAACTTATACTTCCTGTTGCCATTTGAACAAGCGAGATGTGCCGTAGAAGTTTCTCAAAAATGTCATCGAGACTCAAAAACGAAACAGCCGATGCGCAGGCTGCCAGCAATAAATCTTTATGTTTTTTCATAATTTACCACCTCAGAATCCGGTCTCAACCTTTTGCCACAAATTGGGTCGTGATGACAAAACTCACACATTTTATTCGTCTTCGACTTCTTCGTCATCTACTACGTAAATCGCGTCGATTTCCTCATTGTCATCTGGGATAACTTCTTCAGAATTATAAGCCTCTGCCGCAATCTCCTTCGCCTGTTCTTCAGACTCCGCCGGAATCCACATAGAATACGACTGTCGTGTCCAAACGCTTACAAGATATTGTTTCATGAAATCACTCCTCTACCTTAAATACCATGTAGTACATGTGATTATCTTCACCATTATCAACCGCAGCTCCGATAGCATACTCGGGATACGGACACAAAGCACACCCACAGAAATCCACATAAGAATCAGTGTTAATTCGCGTTGCGTTTTCATACCGTGCAGCTTCATCGCTGGGCATATTGTCAACGAAGCTCTGGTAACTACGGGCAGCAAAATCAATCGCATCACTTCTCGACTGAAATGCTTTATCGAAACTTACTGATTTGTAGATGTCAACTTTTTCGTTGGTATAATCGCTTACGACGATGTACATCTGAATCACTCCTTCTCAAAGATATCTGTGTACTTGGTGTACAGCTTACCGTTATGGAAGTAAGTATTGTAATCGCACTGGGTCACATACCACCAAGCCTTTTTATGCCCCGCCAGCAGAAGGCCGTGCAGATGATAGATTTCTTTGTAGTTTTCATCTACATACTGCCGGAATGTAAGCTCGTCGATATCGTCGCTTTCTTGAACAATAGCTGAAATCTTGCTAACTTCGTATTCGTCCATAGAATCGTCCACAACGAATACCACTCGAACGATTTCTTTACCCCGGCGACAAATCTTGTAAAGCTCCTCCGCACAATGCAAATGATACACAACTCTATCAAACTGTTCGAATGGAAACATTAAAATTCCATCATCATGATCAAAATCATAATAGCTCGTATGCAACTCAATCTTGCGACCAAGTTCTTTACACACCGAAAAGAATCCTGTCCACCACGCCTGATGCTCCCACCAGTGATAAAGTGGATCACCGCCGCCAGACACAGATACCCAATTACAGTCATTACATTCGTTTTTCAGAACATGCTCCAACTGCATATAAGAAGAATACTCATCTGTCGGTGTCATCTTGAGCTTGTTATTGCGGACAATACACTCAGGGCAGCTGTAGTGGCACCCGAAGTTCGTGATGATACTGAGATACTTGTCTGCCATTTTGATTTACTCCTTGTTAATGGTAAGCTGAATAGACCAATAATCTCTGTCATTTCCAGTGTAAATCAAAGAGTCCAAAACTTCTGAGTGCCGATCGCACTCGTGATAGATTTCTGGACCATGGCTCTGAAGCCATCCAGACTCCACTCCGAACTTTTTAACAATTTCTCCTTCATCAATGACTGCGATGCCATCGGAAGCCTTATCTTTCGCTTCTTCAATCATCCATTCAACGATTTCTTTGATATTCAGATTTGCCATGATTCATACCTTCTTTCAAAATGTTACTAAAAAATGGTGGGCCAGGAGGGATTTGAACCCCCGATCAAGCAGTTATGAGCTGCCGGCTTTAACCAGACTAAGCTACTAGCCCAAGAGAGGAGGATTTAACCATGTAACGACACCAGCTGAGTACATTGCATTCGACTTACGAACTTTGCGAAATGCAACTTACAGCATCAGTGGATACAACCAAAGTGGATTAATAACCTGTTCTTTGGTGTCCATCCTCAAAGACTGCCCTTTTAAATTTACTCTCCGCCAGCTTGGGCACCAACTGACTAGACCACTTTCGCAGGTCATCCATTCGCCTACTCATGTTGTCACCAGACCTTCACTCCACGAGGAGCTACCCCGTCGCAGTCTGTTCGCACAATTTCGGTCAAAGCGTTATGAATGCATTGCATCCACGGTGGAATTGCGCCACCCCAGCAACCGCGCACTACACTACGCTGTCGCATCGAACCTAGCTGGAACCCAACAGAATCGAACTGTTGTACGACCATCGGCTCCATATAAAGCAGGATTATCGTACCTGCTCGGCATTTTCAGCCACGCGGTTTCGTCTAACGGAAACCGTTTTTATACACACAATAGGCACAGGTAGAAAGGAAAGACCCTGTACCATGGTCCGAGTGACCCGACTCGAACGGGCGAAATCTCCAAATCCCAAATTTGGCGCGATACCAGCTTCGCTACACCCGGATATATGCCGGTCTTTCCCGGCTGTCAGTCCCAAGGACAATGGAGGAAAGTAGATAGCTTAGATAGCTGCCGCCACAATCTTTGCGGCATCCTTAAACACTTTCATATTCTTATCAGAATGTTGGAAAATATCAGGAGTAGCCTTGGGCGGCTTATTATGAGAACGTACATACGCCTTGCGCATCCGATCCATCTTTACAGTGCCGATCGTGTCATAGATCTTTGCATATGTAACCCAATACCCAATCGTCTTATCACCCAGCTTTTTTGCAATGGGTTCAACGATCGGAAGTGTGATACTCGGCTTGTAGTAATAGTATTTCTTTTTCTTCTCTTTAACCGCAGGAGCTTCAGCCACCGGCGTTTCAACCACCGGAGCTTCAACTTCAACCGCCTGAACCTCTGCTACAACCTTGATATCATCGCCGCCCGGATTTTCAGGAGACAACACACTCGGAAGATCTTCAACCTTATGCCGTGTAGGAATCATGCTGGCAGGGATCATCGGCGGATTTCGCTTGCTCACATGCGGCTGCCTCTTTGCTTCCTCGGGATCAAAAAGATCGTTCTCGTAGCGATCCTTGAGTCGGCAATAGAAACTTGACCGAATGTTATCGTTGGCCATCTCCACAATATCAATGAGCGGGATCGAATAAACATTCGAAATATCCCTTTTCTTCGCGTAGAGCTTTCGTTCTTCGTGTGCAGACCATCCGAGTTCTTTCTTAAAAGTTTTATACATGTCGTTATAGATGTCTTTTTGGGACACGCCCTCAATGTGGGAGATTTTCCCCACCATCTCCTTAACGTCATGTTTCCACGAAGTTTCTGCTGGCTGAATGTAAGCCTTGCGCGGAGTATAGGAACCATTCTGATAAGTTGGCTGCTGGATAGTCGTTGCCAGCTGCTTCTTGATCTGTTCAATTGTGGAGATAATGATGTCGTTCTTGCTCACAATGCGTTCTACCTTCTCAAGGTCTGCTTTTGTGAAATGAATCAAATTCTCAAGAGCTTCCCTGTCCTGCCGGCGCTTTTCTTCCATCTCGGCCATCTGAGAACAAAGCTGGTTCTGAGACTGGCGAAGTTCCTCGATGCCTTGCGTCATGATCTCAAAGCGTGCCTGCCGCCGTGATTCCGCGTCACTTACCTGCCCTCTGTTCAGAGATACGGTTTCGCCCTGCATCAGAGCGACCATCACATCCCAGCAGAAATCAATGAAGGCGTTCGCTTTGGGCTGGGTGCTGAACCGGCAGATCTCCATGACACCGCGCAAGCTATAACACACAACTTCACGCATCTGCGTATGATTCCCGACCTCGACTAACATTTTGTTAGCCGAGCTCAGTTGATCAAGACGAGCCTTGTTACGCTTGTGAATCATGGTAATTGAAACTACGGGGTCTTTATATTCCAGCGCAGTGCCAATCTGCTCTCGAGTCATCCAGAAATCATCCTGTACCCTGCTGTGACCGACCGCCGGATTCTCGTAGACCTGAATCTCCAGCTCGCCGAATTTCCTTGTGGTCGCCAGCTGCATCGCTACGTTTTCGTTCTCATTCACTTGTTTTTCCTCCCTTATGTGTATTTAAGTCCTGTTTGTGAAATGATGATAACACATTTTTTCTGCGTCGTCAATTGTTATTATAAACAGAACTTAAACATACTTTTTGTGCTATTTTTGTCGACTACCTTATTTATAATAGGCGTTAGGCAGCGCCTTAATTGGCTATGCATAAATCATTGTATATTATTCATCCTTTCTGCATATTTATGCATTATTATTCATCGAGATCTAAATGATGTTGTTGCTCTTTTAAGCTCTCAAGGTTGATCATTAAAAGGTTCCGAGGTTGATCAGAACGCGCTCAACTCGCGTTTATAGAGTTCAATTGATGAGCTTCTGTCGAACTTTGATGAGCTACTTTGTTGAGTTTCAGGCGTTTTGCAACCAAATTGCCTTGCTCAGCGTCCAGTGGTACTGGGTCTGATGCCCGTCGACTCATTTGGGGGCTGAAGGCAGGCCCCTCCGCCCCGAGATACCTCATCCTACCTTTGCGTAACTGTCGGTCAACCGGCAGCCGTAACTGAAATACGTATTCATCTCGATGTTTTTACGATAACCTCAACGATGTTTTCCTAAGACGTGTTATCGAACGCGGTCATAATATCACCTCATTTCACACCTTCGACCGTCTATGTAATTCTTGTTTTTTCGTTTCGCACGCTCTCCGTGGCGGCTAGGAAGCCTCACAACGGCTTTTCCGTGCTTCGTAATGAAAATCCATTACAACGCATCAAAACCGCGTATAGCGCCATCTATGCCGTTCTGGCGACGTGTGCCGACATCAACTGCGTTCCGCGACATCTTTATCCGACCACATCGAAACATAAAACACAGCTTCACCGAGATCCGACTTAAGATATCCCTCCAAGCCGCCAATAGTGCTTTTGATCTCGAAAGTCACCTTGTCGCCGTTGATCTCGAACAGATGACCATCTCGCTTACGCTTGTTACGACAAGTGATAAAGTCCTCACCAGCCGCGCCCTGCTCAAGCTTGACCCACTTGGTCGGAACCCGAATCAGAACGAACGACGAATCATCACCGCTCCGAATCGAGAACTGATCGTACTGTTGGACAAGCCCGACGAACTTATCGAGGGTGAATTCATATCGGCCGGGCTCAAAATTGGTCATATCGGTCATAAAGGTTTTCTCCTTTCCTGCTTTCTTCTCCGCTGCTTCTTCGCTTTCGCTTCCTTCTCTCCGTTCTCCCTGATGGTTCTTTTTCCCTTAACAATCCTTTTAACTCCTATAATCCTCTTACTACACAACCATCACTATCACATCATCATCACTACATCAAACATCCTATTCTTTTTCCAAATTTTTTTCGCCGCCACTCGCTCATCGCTCGCCACGGCTTCAAATCAGAGGCGCTTCGCGATTGGACTTCGCCCAAACCCATTCGTTATTTCGTTTCTGATTTTTTGAATTGTGAATTGAATGATTGAATAATTGAATAAATATACATTTCGTTGCATATTGACCAATTCGCCCAAACTGATCAAAATATATAGCTCTTCAGCTTCTATTATACAACGGTATGATGTTATAGTCAAGTGAGTTAGCGTATGTTTTTGAAGATTTTACAACTGTATGGGGTGAATTAAGTAACACTTAAAGAAGTTTAACTAATGCGAATCAGCCCTGCTCCAGCACCCATTTTCACGCCGATTGAACCAAACTCGCTGAATTCTGGCGTATTATAATTGACCGCATAAACACAAGGGCACATATTTTCGATATCGTCCCAGTCCATCGGCCATTCATCTTTCTCGTCGCTGACATAAAGCAGATTGTCAATGACGCCGAGCTCCTGATGGAATGACCGGATCACACTGTAAACAAGTCCGCCGTACTCTTCTTCGAATTCATGGACAGCTGCTTTCTGTTGATCGTTCAGAGCGTAAAATGCACCCCAAGGCGGCTCACTGGACAGCGGTGTACCGTCTGCCTCGAACAGTTCAATTGCTTCGTGAAAGAATCCAAACGCTTTCATCCGCTTGATAGCTTCAGCACGCTTCTCTTCGATTGATACTTTCATCAGTTGTCACCTCCAATGATCTTGATTGATTTGATAGAATTATTAAAATAAATTCTGTTGCGAAGCCACTCCATATTGTCGATAAACTTGTCGAATTTGTTCCAGATGAAATGCTCATAGTTGCTCATTCTATCAATAGGAGTGCCGACCAGTTTTTGGAGCAAAGCTGCAAGATCATCGTCAACAAAGTCTAACCGGAATGCTGCCTCACCCGGCTCCCAAACTTTGCTGTCACGAACGGATACATCGTATGTAACTTCGATTGATTTCATTATACATCACTTCCCTTCTTAGATTGTGACTGTATGTAAATAAGCCGAACTACCGCGCTTTGGAAATGCTTTATGTTTGATTAGCATATTGAAGATCTGATAAGCAATCTCTCTGATATCAACCTCACTGCAATCATATCGATATAAGCAGTCGTATTTCCACTCAGTCGTCATTTTTTTGAAGCAATCATACTCAACAACGCGGTGATTACCAGAGTGTGAAATATGCGCCACTGCATAGTATGTAGCGAAAAACATATTGTCATCAAACAGAATTCCGTAATACATATCATTCAGGACGAAATCATGTGCGCCGGTTTTTAGAATCGGTTCATTTGGAATCTGTTGAAGTCGTTCCAGTTTGTTCTTGTAATCAAGATAGGATTCCACGCATTTGATGGGGCGCGTTTCCAGATATGACACCTTTTCTTCGAGCTGTTTGATTTGCTCTTTCAGCGTGCGATTGACCACATAAGTCTGAGTTGACGGCAGCTGGAGTGGTTTTTGATAACGGTCTCGCCGTACCATTTCTCCGCCCTCATTTTCGAAGATACGCTTGAGTTCGTTCTGGATACGGACTACATTGTACATCCAATTGTTATAGAACAGCAGCTCTGCGGGCTGTCCATTGATTTCGGTTTTCACGACTGCGTCACCTCCCCTGGCACTTTCATAATCGACCAGCTTTTGAATTCTTTTAACGTTTTGATTCTCGCAGAATATGCGTGACAAATAGACAGTGGCTTATCATTGAGATTAGATCCGCAATCCATCCAAAGATCATTTGCTTCTTTCAAATCGTAGTCAAAATCGGCATTCATAATTTTCTGAAGCTCTTCCACATTGTTTGATACATGGATATTACCAACGTATGCAGAAACATTATTGGCCACAATTTCAGTCAAGACAAACATATCTTACTCCTATTCTTCTAA